TCTGCACAGGGTGAGTGAGGCCACAGAAGCTGCAGACGGGTTTAGGATACTCCCACATGCCACAGCCCTTGCACTGCGGACAGGTGTGCCGGGCGAACACCTTGCCACTACCCTTGCACTTAGTGCAATACTTTGGCGCAGCCTTCTTTACAATGTCAGCGGCCACCGCATCCACCACATTGCTGAACATCTGCCCAATAGGCTTTGACGGCTTCTGTGAAAGATACTGCACCATGCCCTCAATAAAAAGGGCAGAAGCCTCTCTGAATTTCTGGCTGATCTGATCCTCAGCACTCCTCGCTACCTGCACCGGGTCACTTGTCATGTGGCTTCTCCTCAATAGGAGGCAGGTGAAACACGTGCTCCCGCATCCATGCCCCATGCTGCTCTGCGAATTTCATACCTACGTCATGAGGCACCATGTTGACTATGATTTGGAAGGCACCAAAGTAGATGAAAACTACACCCACCACCACAGAGAGAAAGCCCGATAGGATTTGCATAGTCAGCCCTTCCACCCGGCTAGTTTGAGGGCCGCTTTGGCCGCGTCAAACTCAACAGTAGCACGGTCGGCCACACGAATGACACCCTTGAGAGCCTCAACCATCGCGTAGTGAGCATTCACAGCGAGAACTATAAATTCCGCGTTGGCCGCGTCTGCCTGAGTGCCACCCATATCCGCGACAACCGTTGTGCAGTCGATGCCCGTGCCGTCTGCGCTGTAGTCCACGTTGGCTACTATCAGAGCAGGGCCGTACTCAAACTCGTCGCGGAGCTGCCAAGGGGTAGGAGTGTGTTCTGTTGCCATTTTCAAAGCTCCATTTCGTAAAGATATGCTTCGTCTGCGTCGAAGTCCAAGACCTCGAGCTCCGCTTCCTGTTGTACCTCAACAAGAATTTCCCGCCGTTCCCGCTCCGCGTCATTCACTGCGTTCTCGGCCTCCGTCATCTCTGACCGGTATAGTTTCTTCATTTAAACCTCCACCACATGCCAGACGGTGCCGAGGAGCGGTGCGTTAAATCTCCGGCACCAATACTCCGCAACACCCCGGCTCATGAAACGCCGAAGAAGACTTCCTGTTTGGCCGCATTGCAAGCTGTACATTTTTAGGCCTCCAAATAGTCTATGAGAACTTTGCGGGGGTCAGTGCCGCGAAAAAGGATGGGCTCGTCGCGGAGCTGCCAAGGGGTAGGAGTGTGTTCTGTTGCCATTTTCAAAGCTCCATTTCGTAAAGATATGCTTCGTCTGCGTCGAAGTCCAAGACCTCGAGCTCCGCTTCCTGTTGTACCTCAACAAGAATTTCCCGCCGTTCCCGCTCCGCGTCATTCACTGCGTTCTCGGCCTCCGTCATCTCTGACCGGTAGAGCTTGAGGAGTTTGGGGGTCGGCAACGCCTCGAGCATCGTGCGGGGGTAGGCTCCGAGTAATTTGGCTTCGTTCTTGGTCATTTTAGTCTCCTTGGTTAGGCGGGGCAGAAGCCCCTGTTTCGTTTTGGTAGGCCTAATATATACCCTTACACTTTCTTAGTCAAGCGATAAAAACAAAAAAAGTGAACCGGGGTTCAAAAAAGATTGCGCCCCGGCTCTTGGTTAAAATTAACACTCTCCCTCTATATAGGAGGTACTGAGCTCCTCTTCGGTCAGTACCGGGGCCGCTGGGTTAATATAGCCCCACGGTACGCCCACCACAGAGATCAGGGTATCCCCTGCCTCCGATCCAACCTCAATCACGCTCGCCACGTCTGGCACGGTAGTTTGCACAGTTACAGTCTCCATTCTCATCCATTCTCCCCTCTTTAAGGTACTCAAGCAGTGTTTGCACAAATTGACGCCGTTGTGCTCTTCGCGTGGCTTCTCGCCAGAACTCCCAGAGACGAAACATCCGCAGCGACCACTCCACAATACTGGTCAGCGTCGTCGCGATGCATATAAGGTTTGTGTAAAGGAACACCCTCCGCCAGTCATGCCACATCTCTGATACACCCAGCGCAGCGCCTCCCGTTACGATCAGCAGGATCATAACCCCGGCCAGCTTCGCCCCGGACAGATAAAAGAAGTTCTTGCTGAGCACAATCGCCCGCACCTGTGTGGTCATGTCAGACCTCCTACATGCTTCACCGCCCGGATAGCCCAACGCACCGCGATCAGTGCCAGCACAGACGCGCCCAGCAGAACCGCCGTGACACCTGCCACCACAAACCACAGCGGCCACACCAGCGCAGCAAACCACGCCTCCCACCGCTTCATGGGCTCCTCGGCTATGCTCCGCTGGATGCCGCACATAAGGGCCGTCGCAAGCAGTCCCACCACATAAATAGTCAACAACATAGTTTCTTTCCTCCGGGTCGAAGTTAAACATTTTTCCTGTGCAGCTGGCACCGTACAGGCAACTTGGAAGCCCCTACCGAGGCAAACGAGAAGGGTCGAGAAGGGTAACGAGGAGCCCCTACCGGAGCAACTTGGAAGCAAACGAGGTAGGGACAGATAAAAGCGATTACATTTTCTTACTCAAGTGTTGTCGTCTCCCCCTCAGCCTTGGGCTTCTTGGCCTTCGGTTTCACCTGTATCTCACTCATGGACATGAATGATACTCTCCGCATCATGTTCTCCCGGTGCTCTCCACGGTATTGAATGTCATACTGGTGTGCCAGATTGAGCAGGTTATTAAATGCCTCGAGACTTATGCTCATCCGGGCGTATCCCAGCTCCCGCAAATTCAGTGCAGTGCTCAATAGGGTATAACAATCCTCCAGCCAAATTTCCTGCACCGTCCAATCAGGAATATAGCAATCATGTGGAGTAGGGCTTCTATCAACGTGTTTTATTGCTTCTTCCCGTGTCTTGGGTTTAAACCAAAGGAAGCGTCTCTCCATAGCCTCTTTGATAGCTTTTTCCCTCATCACATGTATCTTCTCTAGGAGAACCGCTGCTGCCTTTCTGGCTACTGTATCCACATGGGTTAGATACAGGTTCAAGCTCCCCAAATTTTTGGTTCTACGGGCCATTTTTTTACTCCTTCACAGGTTTCACCACATTGATTTACACACTCCGCAACACTGCACAGCCCCGCAAACGATCTATTCAGACACATAAGGGGCAGGGTCGTCCTCTTCCTCATCATTCCGCATTTCAACACTATTTTTTATTTGTGCCTTTTTAGGTGTATTGGAGGCCATTGGGTTTTCACTGGCCATGCGTCCTATGGCAGAAGAAACAACCTCAACATCCCCATCTGGCATACCCGGAACGGTAACAATACGGATGCCTCCCATCTCAGGAGGATCAGTCACCACCGGCTCAGCCCTGTTCCTGAGGGGCATAGCCATCGCCATGTATCTTGACATGCCGTCTTCAGCACTCGAAAAATCAAGACCGGCCACAACATCCGCAAGACTGCGTATGACCTGCCTATCGAGGGGGGTATCAATCGAGGCAGACTGCGGGAGTGTGATGTTCGGAGGTCTTGATGGTATGATGCGACTTTGCAGGAAGTTCCCTATATCAAACGCCTCTGGATCAAGCATCTTTGGCGCACGGGCTGGATTGGCAGGGGAAACATCATCGTCCAGCATCTCGTCTAAGGAAGTCACCTCCTGAGGTGTCAGGCCTTCCCCCTCCTCAGACAGGTTTAGTACCCGACGCTTCGCCCTCTTGCTCTCGCTACGCTTCTCCTCCGCAGCATCACCAGAGGGGGTGATATCAAACGGGCCCTCGGTCATAATGGTATCAGGCAGACTGGTCACGCCCTCTGGGAAGCCCGGCACAGCCACTCCCATGCTGACCAGCAGCCGCACACGATTGCACATCATGCGCTTTGCTCCCTCGTACATCATAAGGATGCGCATATAAATAGGCTCATCGTGTGGACGGCTCTCCTTAGCCTTGCGGGCACGATCCCTGTGCTGCTGCATGCGGCGATCAGCAACTCGCATCTCCCTCTTGAAACTCTCGTACTCCTCAAGGAGTGCATTGGCCCTTGTGATAAAACTGGCATCCACTGCTTTGATTTCGGTACTCATGTCGTCACCCCACACCGCTTGAGTTTTGTTCTGTATCGGTACTCTTTGAGCTTGTCCGGGTTAGCCTCTCGCCACTTGCGTTGATAGCTCAGTACCCTCTCCCGGTTTGCCTGCCTCCACTTCTGTATCTTTGCCTTGGCTTTTTCCGGGTTTGCTTTGCACCACTTTTTAGTGGCTGCCTTGACTGACTTACGAGCCTTCTCGGGGTTTGCCTCACGCCATTTTTTAGCGCGAGCCCGCGCTTTATTCCGGGAAGCTTCTTCTTTCTCGGATAGCATAGGTTCACTCCCCTACTGAATGAAACCGGTTTCAAGATCGATCTTGGCCAGCGGCAGCCCCGTGCTGCAAAGGCAGTCCACACGGCTGGCCCAAATCTCCACATCGTCTACTACCCCTTCGTGGTTAGCCAGAGAACGGGAAGACAGCTGTAAGCGATACAGGCCGGAGGGTCGTCCCTTTGCCCAGCTCATATCCCCGCCACACTCACTGAAATCCAGCTCGGGCAGCAAGTCCACCATGGCACACTGGTCACTCTGCAACATGATAGCGCAGCAATTGGTATACGCAGGCATTCCGTAGTCGGGGATATTGGTGTAGTCCATATAGGCAACCACGCACCAGAAGTCCCCGCCGGGCTTGTCTTTAGGGCCTTCCACCACACCAACCATCTCGGGTATCTTAACATCCATAATCAGCTCCTGTTTGGTTTGAACCGGGGTTCATTCATACTGCCGAGGGTAATCGGACTGGGCACCTTCAAGGCAGGCATCCTTGACCATCTCTTCAATCTTCAGCTGGTTACCAGGCTTGACCACGCGCTCACCGCCTTCCCAGCGCCGCACATGGCGGGCACCGTCTCCGGCAAGGCCAAGGGCACGGGCAAACTCTGAGTAGCTCATCCCCAGATATCGGCGGCAGGCCCGCACCGTCTCGGCCTGTTTATCGTCCGCCCAATCAAACGCTGGCATCCCATCCATCATAAGTACCCCCACGCCTTCGCGTACAGCGTCACCACTTCAAAAAAGGAGATGAGCCCGAGGACAACCCACGCCTCCTTTCGCGCCTGCTCGTCCCCGTGTAAAACTCCAACGGCAGCCAGTGCCGGGAATACTGCCAGTCTCAGCATATCAATTCTCCCACTTCTTGAGGTCAGTAAGGTCGATGGTCTTGCGTTCCGGGGTCATATCGGCCACCACTGTAAGCGCCTCTTGCAGAGCCCCATTGACCATCCGGGTAGCCGGAGCAACTTGGACAAGCTCGACCCGCTCATCCCACTCTAAAGGGCTCACCTCATGCGGCACATACATAATGGTGGCGTCCGGCTCGATATCCTTGCCGTCCCACACGCGCTTGGTGACTTCGATTTTATAGGCGAGGCAACCCATTCGGGTATCCATATCGTCCAGCACCTTGCCCTCAATGTAGCAGGGGCCTACGCCGTGGCGGGGCATGAAGTCATGGCCCCGGATAATGTCACCGACGCCAGCAATACCTGTGAATTTGAGTTCTGTAGCCATAGTCGTTTCTCCCTCTAAGGTGGCGGGGCAGCAGCCCCTTGGTTAGTGGTGTGAATATATAATGTAACAGTTTCTTAGTCAAGCGATATTTTGCCTCTTTTGCTGAATTATTCTGGCCAGCTCGCGGGCCGTGGTGCCATTCTCCATATCCGCGTCGTCTAGCTCGACGTTCAGCTGCTCCTCTAGACGCAACTTAATCTCAAATAACGTGAGGCTGTCCACGTTAGGGAGGTCAGAGAGCCGGGCATCAGGTCGTATGATACCCTCTATATAAGCAGCTGACCGGATGCACTCCACGACCTCGTCAATCAAATTCATTCTGGTAACTTCCTCCGTGGGTTAGTCGGGTCTTTCTTCGGGTCAAGCTTAACGTAGGCCCGGCTGTTGTGGGCCGCGCAGTATGGCTTGCCCTTAACCGCAGCATCGTCGCAGAATACGCGACTGCGCCCATCCCCGTCTATCCACTGACAGCAGTCGAAAGACCGGATCAACTCCACCCCGAAGGGCTGAAGCTTCTTCATCTTCTTTCTCTGTTTACGGGCGGGCGATGCATTGCTCCCGGTCAACTTCATCCGGTAGAGCTTGCCGATCACGGCATTCCGGCTCTTTCCTGTGGCCAGTGCTATCGCTATCTCGTTGGCTGTCTTGCCGCCCTCCCAGAGCTGGCGCAATTTTGTGGCCTCATCCTTTGTCCAACCGCCCTCAACTCCCTGCATTACACGCCTCCGCCCTGATCTTGTGATGCACGGTAACGCCTTCACCGTGCCCTTCTTCGTGCCTTACCGTATCTGCTACATTCCACCCACATGCCTGCTGGGCAGGAGTAAACCGCTCCGGCACAACAATCACCGGATGAGGTGTGTCCTTCATGAGGATACATGCGTAGGGGTGAGGACTGTTTGTCTTCAGGCAAATCTCCGCCACCGCATCAGTGTCAGCTACCCACTTATACCTGTATTGTTTTGTCAGAGGAAAATCAGAGGGCCAGCAAGCCCCGTCAGGGGTGCAGCTCCAGCCGGGCTGGGAGTTAGCTGCGCTCTCGGGAAATCCAGTACATGCAGAGAGCCCGAACAGGATCAGCATAAACGCTATGGTTTTCATGGGTGCTCCGATAAGACGCCTTGTCTGATATGGTACACTATACATCCTTAAGGTCAATCCTCATCCAAGTTGATCCTGCGTTTTCCAGAGCAAGGTAACGTATCTGGCACGGGAGCCGGGACACTCTCCTGTAGAGGCTGCTGTGGCTCCAGATCGGCCAGATCAAACAGAAGGCCCCTAACCCTCCCCACTATTTCCGCATGCACCAGCAGCGCATTTTGTAGGGAGGTATGCCGCCACGAGTTGCCACCCTCTCCTATGTCAATGTCTCCAAATAACATCGTCTCCCACAGTACCGGAGCGGGGTTATACCCTAGGCTCATATCCATACCCACAAAGACCGTTGATACCTCTATAATATCTGTGCTGATATCTCTTGGTCTTGAGAACGTATCACGGGCCACAAATCTGCGCCGATCATCCTTCACCATGCTGCCCCACTCATCAAGACTGCATGGCACTGGCGTGGCCCCATCCTCCGCTAGTTTATAGTGCGTGGCCACCTGCTAGTCCTCCAAGTTAATCAGCCGCCTGAAAGTGCGCGGAGGTGTAACATCGACCAGTGTTTGGTCTACCTGCACCCCGTTCAGATAGCCGCAGTACTTCAAAAACATGTCGGGCTTTCTCGCCTTTATCATCTGACGCAGAGCGGTATTATCCTCCACCAGATAATGTGCCATCGTTATGTCTAACTGATAATCAAGGGTGCGACGCGAGGGGTTATTCATCTGGTTTATGAACACAGGAAACGGGCCACCCATCGCAATATTTGTCAGGTCAGACCCACGCATACTGTGTTCGCCCTCTAGGCTCTCCCAGCGAATACTCTCTGTTTGAGGCCCCACTATTACACCGAAGGAGAGCCCATACGCCTCCCACAGCAGCCTTTGGAAGGGACTAAGCCCTGTGCCCATACCCATCACCACAGAAACAGTGGGCAGAGCCCCGCCCGCGAGTGCCAGTCCGTATCTGAACTCGAGGTCGAGTAAGGCCACGTCCCCAAAATGACGCAGGAAGTTGCGCACGTCCGCTATGCAGGGAGGCACATACTTCTCAGGCTCTATCTCCACATTCTGGTATGCGGCAATGAACTGCTGCGCTGCGAACTTCATCATAATTCACCTTACCGCGAAAGGGTGTAGCCTATCAAAGGCATCTGCAATCGTATGCACGATGACACTGCCGTCGATAAAGCTCATATTCTGAAATTCGGCATAACTCATGTTAGTCGCCTTTGATGCCACCACCTTGTAGAAATTGGGGTGACTGGCATCAAGCCCTTCCATATCCTGCATCGTAGGCATATAGACCTTTATGGGCCCGAAGGTGCAGTACACCACAGAGATCAACTCCCGATCACCGGGAAAGGGCATGGACGTTTCAGAAGCGGGTGCCGGGGCAACCTTTGCCTTCACTTTAAATCCAAACATTCAGTCCTCCAAGTTAATGCATCTACGGGCCCCGGTCGAGATATCGGACAGCCTTCTCAAGTCTGTGGCTCCTGCTCTGCGACTGAAGAAATCATCTCTCATCCTCTTTCTGCGCGACTGCGGGTCAGCAAACTTACCATGCAGAGTGCTCCATCCCGCCCGGCTACCTGACCACTCCATGAGCCAATTCACCACAAATGGGTTATTGGACAAGAACTTCAGGCGATGCAGGAGGTATGACAGCAGCCAGCTATCCCACGTCGCCACCCGCCCGCTTACGCCTTGGTAGCCGTTCTGCGATACCGGGCTAAACTTTATCAGGCGCAGCACCCGCTGGAATTGTCCGCGCAGCCGCTCGGCCTCGCGTGCCTTTGCCGGGTCTCTATGGATGTGTCTTGTGATTGCCATAGTCAATCGTCCTGAAGGTTTATAATTCTACGCGGGAGGTGCCTGTTCTCCTCAGGAACTTTGTCGTTCCTCTGCATCTCTTTGACTATTTCTCGTACCTCCTCAGAGAAGCTCGTCAGGGCGGGAAAACTGTCCCTCCACTGCTGCACCAGCACCTCGGCTGCGGCAACTGCTCTGCCTCCCGGCTCTGGGTATGCGCCAAGCATATCGTCTGCGTCACCACCACACAGGCGAATACAAGCCATGCGCTCAAAGGTCCGGCGAGCCTGCTCCACATCGTCGAACTCCACATATGGGCCATGCTCTGGCACACAAATAACTCGTACCTGCTCTCTGTCAGGATTATTCCTGTCCGGGCTGAGTACCAGTCTTGCCTGATAGCCAACTATACGGGCAAACTTCTCAACTCCTGCAAATCTGGCACGGGTGTTTGCGTCAATAGGACACGCCAGTGAACCGGGGTTCAAAATTGCGGGCATCTTGTCAGCCCTCCCTTAGATGGTGCGACCATTGGCTGTGCAGAAAATGAAGCTATTGCTCAGGCTCACCTTGATAGCGCCTTCTGGCTGCTCCACCTTGACCGGCTCAACGTATCCGCCGCTGCCAGTGGTTCCGCCCGTGCCTGCATAAACAATCGTGCCGTCAGGCAGCAGGTAATGTTCGCGGTAATACCCCATATCAATAGACCCATCAAAGCCGTGGCCATGCAGGTGGCCGATAGCCTCACTGACTGCCTTCTTATCAAAGCCTTCCGGCACGTCAAAACACACGCGGATACTTGAGCCGCCTGCATATTTGTCGCTGGTCACTGAGAATTTCACAGCCGGGAAGCTCCGCTTCAGCAGGCTGCGCACGTACTTGGCAACCTCTACAACCGACACCCATGCACTGCTGCGCTCATTATCAACTTTAACTAAGTAGGTCATTTTGGCTCTCCAGCTATGTCGGGCACCAGTGCCCCTCCAACACCTGAATATATAGTCCATAACAGTTTTTTGGTCAAGTGCTTTCTTGCAGGTGAGCAAAATATTTCTTATCGGGAGCCTCATTGTTAGCCATACCGCACTTCTGCTGCCAATTCGTAACACCGAATTTACGCATGACTAGGTGAACAATGGGACGGGTGAAATCCACCTCGAACATCCCCGGCCCGTCAACTTCCAAGCCCGGATACCTTTTGTGAACCAAGGTGTTCTTTTGGCCTAACTCTTTGCAGAGTTTCAGGTATTCGATCTCCATAGCATCATAGTCATCGTCTGAAATCTCAAGGCCGGGGTGATACCCTTCCTTAATCAGGTCAGGGTAGTAGTACATGATTTTACATTCGATGATGCGGTAAGTCAGTTCAATATATCTGCGGTATCCTGCCTTGTTTTCTTTAGGCAGCACAGCGACAACAGCGGCAGGACGTGACCGTTCTCTAACCCTTGCCATAGGACATACTCCCGTTAGTCAGTGAGATCGTCTGCTAATCCATTGTATCGGTTTAACTATTAGCTGGGGGATACCATCCCCATCAACATCACGCATATCCGCTACGCGCCAGAAGATAAAATTATCCTCGTCTGTGTGGAATATTTGCTCTTTTGTGGCCGCGATAAACCCGTGCAGGGGTAACCGCACAAGGTCGTTAACCCGGAGCCTGTTTCGTTCTGCCAAGGTTATAGGCTCCCAAGAGCGTGTGACCGGGCGGAAACGATGCAGTACGACGCGGTCACTCCAAGCGGGGCCAGCATCATCTGCTGGCTCTTGAGGAGGCTCTGGGCATAGCGGAAATACGATCCTGTGGATCAGTAACCGCCTTACCTCCGTCCTCGCATACTGCTCAACTCTGCCAAAGCCAAGTCCGACTAAGAGCGTGAGTTTCAGCAGGATATTTTTTAACTGGGCAGTCATAAGACACTCTCAAGAAAAAAGGGCAGTAGGTTTACTATAGCCTACTGCCCTTGCTTTTCAAATCACGCCTCGTTACTTGCGCTTCGCGGCAGCCTTTTTGGCCTTGGCAGGAGCCTCTTCAGTCTCCTCGACCTCTTCCTCTGCCTCGACTTCGGGCTCTCCAGCCACCACCAGCTTGACACCGAACCGGGTTTCAAGGGCCTTCAGGCCGTCCTCGAGCTTCATCTCGACACCGTCCGCAAGCATAGCCCACTCGCGAATAATGTGCTTCATGGCCGAGTTAACGTCGCCACCTTCAACGAGCTCCTGCGCACGGGCGATGGAGTTGTTGATGTACTCTGCCTCATCACCCATCGCCGTGAACTTGTAGGTGACCTTGGCGATGCGCTCCGGGGAAGCCCCGCTACCGACAAAATTCTTGTCGATATAGGCATCGAGCTCATCACGGGTCAGCTTACCGGCACGCTCAAGCAACTTGTCGAGCTGCTTATCCGTGATTTTACGGGCGACCTTCACCACACTGCGCAGCTTCGTCCACCCGATATGCGCAATGCGCTCTTCATCAATCCCGAGCTCGCTGCACGTCTTGTAAATCTCGATGTAGTACATCGCACTGCGATACTCTACATTGAGCTCGTCGCGCAGATAATCCTGCCAGCCACTCTCGCCCGTGTATCCAGCAGCAACGTAGGACTTCTTGCTCTGGATTTCAGCCAACACGCCACCAAGATTGAACTTGGTCTGCTCACCCTGCACACGCAGGGCCTTGGCTGCCTCGAGAATGCCGTCTCCGCTGTCTGCCTTCTTGAGCAGTTTGGCCACGGTCTTGGTGTGGTGGATGGGCTGCTGTTCAGCCTCTTCCTGTGTGCGAGCAGGTGCCGGGGCAGGCTTGGCCTTGGCTTTCGCCGGAGCCTCTTCCTTGGTCTTGGCTACCGCTTTGGCCTTGGTCTTGACAGGCTTTACCTCCTCAACCTCTTCCTCCGCTTCATCGGCTTCAGCCTCATCGGCCTCTTCCTCGTCAGCCTCAACCTCATCGGTTTCCTCGGCCTCTTCGTCAGCGTCGTCAGAGGCCAAATCCACCTCATCAGGGTAGAAGAGAGTATCAATCTCATCCTTATCGCCGCCTTCCTTATAGGCCTTAACCTTCACATCACCATTCTTGTCCTTGGTGACCTCGGCAGCGATAAGGGTGTCGCCTTCCTCGAAGAGCGGCTCCATGCCGTCTCCAAGGTCGGTGTACCCCTTAAACGTAAGCCGGTCGCCCTTCTTGATTGCTACCGTGTTCTTCGTCATTTTAGGTTCCTCTCTCCAGTTAAAATCAACATTTGATACGCACAACATAGTGCATAACAGTTTTTTTGTCAAGTGCTAGTTTGAACCGGGGTTCAAACTTTTTGTGTTGCGCTCACGCTCTCTCACAGGTTTTTTAGATACCAACACAGAACTTTTTTGCAAGGCCTCTTTTTTACGGGTGGGCAAATCATCAGAGCTAAGCACCCAGCTACGGGCCATTTCGGACAACACAAAAGCATCCGCCTCATCGTCTGTGTCAAAAGAGTGTCCGTATTGTTTATAGACCTGCAACAACACCTGATTTTTCTCCAACTTCCCATCGTGCAGGAATTTCTTCAGGGTCATTGGTGGTACTACAATAGTGGGGATGCGCAGCCTATAAAGCAGTATGCGGATAAGCCCGCCCCACTCCGCCAGATCGGCAAGCCTTCCCCCACGCACGCCGAAGGCATAACCCTCTATGGCCGCCCCTGCAAGATTGGGGCACTCGTCCATTATCTTGGTCAGCTGAGCCAGAAGGTTATCGAGCCGTGGCATGCCGCGCATGTCCTTTGGCGCAGATACTGTCATGCTCTTTACAAAGTGACCAAGACCATCAGTAAAGGATAACCCTGTGCGAGATAGGCTGGCATCAATGCCAATGAATACTTTGCTCATCAACAGCTCCTAGAAAAACAGTCTGTTACATGCGGACACTTCCGCGCCTTAGTAGCATTGGTGGTCTGGCACATCACACGGGGCGGCAGGGTATTATTAAGCCGATGCTGCTTGATCTCGAGAGCTCGTGCCCACACTCCATCAAGTACTCTGTTGATCTCTGTCGTGTTGACGTTCACATGAAACTCTTTATAGGGTGAGCCAAACTTGAACTTCTTGGTGGTGTAATGAATGATCACCTTGTCGGCTACGGGCCTCCCATTCAACGCGAATAACCTGCGATACCCTGCGGCCTGAAATATGTGATCCGGGAGCGGTGCGGTCAGCCCGTCAAATTCATCCCCGTTCATGGATTTGATCTCCCCCACATGCAGCAAGCGATTAATCACCAGAGGGAAGTCAGGGCTGCCACTTATCCCAGCCTCGTGGTCAAAGATGGTCAGCTCGCTGTACTTCATAGGAGGCTCTCCGCAGCGAGGGCAGCGAGGCCATTCCGAAGAGAACAACCCCTCTTCACGGGTTCGGCCGCATTGGCATGACCATGCCCCATAAACCCCCTTGCCCTGCACGCCCTTGATAAAACTTTCACGAACATGCGCTTCAACTGCCCGGCCAAGTTTCCACATGACGCGGTGTCCACCTGTAGCGTCCTGATACACGGCACGATCAGCGTTGAGGTCGCTCAAGCGCATCTGCCGAGGGCACACCTCCTTAAGCAGAGCTGATAGGTGCATGTACCCAACATTATGCCGAGTGCGCTCCGGCAGGCTGTCCTGCGTACCTACCACTCGGCTTATGAGGTTAGGAGGGAGCTCCTCCAAGGTGGTGGGATCAAAGGCATCCTGCCCCACAGGTGCCAGCACATCAGGAGCGGGCCGTTGACGCGGAGCTTCCTGCGCTTCCAGGTTTGCCCTGTCGACCCGTGTGCGGGCCGTGTGCGATAAATTACGAAGTAACATTTGTGCCCAGCAGCATTTCTAATGCCCACATTGGCATCACGACTAGTCTGTGTTCCGGTTTACCTTTACTATCAATGAACTCGATAGCGATCATGGGCACCTCTCCTCCACTCGTGGCGGCATCTTCGATCTTCCGCGCCACCTCACGGGTGAGCGTGTACGACTTTCTCTCGGTAGTCTTTGCCTCAATAAGTGCCAAGCCTCTAATGCGCACATCTCCTTTATCAAATCCGCACCCCGATCCTTTAACGCGCTTCCCTCCCAGCCGGGAAGCCAACTCAGTCTCCTGCTTACTGCTGCGCACATGCGCGGCCTTCTTGACGCCCGCAAGGCTCTTAGGGACGGCCAGCATCACTTCCTCCCCTTGGGTACATAACCAAGCAAATACCCGTCACGGGGGATGGGAGGCAATCCAATATCCGATCTCCTCAGTGCGATCATCTTGCGTTTCAGAAGAATGAATTCTTCCGGGCTCTCCGCCAAGAACCGCACAATCGTCTCGACCTTATTAAACTTGCGGTCAATCCCATCAATAGTCCAGCTGGCCCCTCCACCTGTGATAAAACCCATACGCTTTGCGTAGGTCGCCACCACTTTGTAGTCGTCAACAGACCCCGCAGGCAGGCGCAGACCGGGAGCGTCAAGGCACTCGTACTCGTCTGCTGTGACAAGCCGGAACTCGCCCTGCCTTACACTGGCCCCGGCCTTGCTCTTGTCGATATCAAAAGCGTGCTCGTTATACAGGGACACGTCGTTATCGTACCGGTCTTTACCCATCTCCTCTTTGCGTTTCTTGATCTCGATCATGGCACTGCTGGCATATCGAGGCTGCTGCCCGCCCGGTAGGATATTCGGGTTACCCATGACAAAGCCGACCTTGCTGCGCCACTGGTTGGTCATGATGATTGCGGGGTAGTGCTTGCGTTTGCGCTCTGCCGCCAGAGAGGCAAGCATCTTCGAGCAGGCCACTCCGATCAAAGCAGCCCGTGCCGCCATTGTCTTATCCTCTGCGCTACGCTCAATAATGGTCTGAGGCACCAGTGCGGGAAGGCTGTCCAGAACAATGATGCAGCTCTCCACTGATCGGATAGACGCCTCAAGAATATCCACAGCCTGCTCGCCTGTCTCTGGCTGCACGTACACAAGGCGATCACTGTCGATACCGGCACGCTCGCCCCATTGCCGGTCAAATGTGCCCTCCACATCGAGCAGCACGGCCACCTTGTCGGGATGCTTTCTCTGGGCTGCCGCCACCAGACGTGAAGATATGGTCGTCTTCCCTGCTGCACTGTGCCCGTAGATTTGCGTAATGCGGCTCTCTGCCACCCCGCCCAGCAATCCCATATCAAGCAGGAAAACCCCCGTCTCGATAAAGGTGGTGGCAACATCTGCCATACCGAGACTGACCACCCCCTCGCCCATGCGCTTTTTAACATCGTCCATCATTTTACCGATTTCGCTACCCTCACCACCGGGATTAGACCGGGTGCGCTCACGAGTGCGCGGGGCTACTTCTTTGACCATATTTGTCTCCAGTGAACCGGGGTTCAAAAAATATCACTCACCAACAGCGATCCGTAACTCCTCACTAATCATGGTGTCCACCTTGTCGCTCAGGAACTTATAGGTGTCCGCTACCGCCTTCTCGGTAGGTGCGCAGGGCCACTCAACCGCCACGCCGATACGCACACTGTTAAAGTCACCGAGGTTCTTGGTGACGCTGCCCTCGACCCGCACCTTGGCCACATGCGCGAGCTCCTGCACATGGTCAATCGGTATCTTGCGCACGTCGTCACGCTCGACCTGATCTCTGCCGGATACGCGGCGAACGGTATGCTGCGCTTCTGTGCCCTCATGACGATGCCGATCTCTCACGGCTGCCTTGGGTTTTGTAATCATCCTTTTTCTCCCTTCATGGCTAACCTCGCCTTTTCAGCGGCAGCAAATAAGGCCAGCTGCACGTCTGTGTGCCGCGAACCATACTGCGCAACCTTGGTCTGGTGCGGGCCCAAAATCTTCAGGTAGAGACGCACCTCTTTCTCGACGTAAACGCACGTTCTGGGGGCGTAGTGCATCCTGAAATATGGTGCAGGGAATATCCCTGATTTCTTCCACCGGTAGATCGACAGGGGAGACACCATCAGCGCCTCGGCCAGCTCGGGCAGAGTGAAGGTAAGTAGTGCCCGAGCTCCGCGACCGTGCACCAGTCTGACCGTGCCGATCTCTGCCAACCGGCCAAGGTTTTCACGGCAGTCCGTGAGCACCAGCCCGACCTTGTCCCGGTAAGCCTGCCGCGACTTCTCAATCTTGGTCTCCCGTACCTTAGAATTGGCCCGGTACTCGGTACGGCGGGCTGTGTTGAGCCGCTTAAGGTATCCCCTATACCAAGGTCTATCCTTGTCAGCTTGCAGCACCTTCGCCTTTTCTTTTTTCTTAACTGGCTTAGTCATTGTCTATTACCTCCACGTTTGAACTTTTATAGTCGCGCATCCGCTCCTCGAAATACCCCATCAAGCTCTTATGTGCGGTGTCCCGCACTGTCACCCACTTAGGTACTCTCTTTCCCGGTAATGGCCTGCGGATACGGCCAATCACCTGCACAGCTTCACGGCGAGGGGTCACGTCAATGCCGCCATCGAGACGGGGGATATCGACCCCCTCCTTCATCATCCCGTAGGTGCTGAAGATCAAACGGGCATGGTGCTTACACCAGTTCAGATAATCGTTTGTAACACGCGCTTTTTTCTGCCGCTTGATAACAACCTTCTGCCCGTGATGCTCGCCCGGCTCGTTGGTCATGATATACCGCTCGCGGGAGAACTGACCAGTGCGGTCTTTCGGAACACCCTTTGCCCAGCACATCTGCTCGAGCCTCTGCAAGTGCTTAATGTCATCGCCTATAACCAGAATTTGTCGACCCTCGTTATACATTTCCATGATCTCTTTGACCAACACCCTGCTACGATTATCGTCACGAGCCAGCCGCTGCATACGAGCACCGTGGGAGCCGGGCATGGGCCTTCCGTCCTCGTCCTCATAATCTACCACCTTGACCTGACAGTGCAGCGCACTGCCCTCGGCCTTGATCTGGCAGGGGCCAAAGTAATCAAGAAATATTTGCTGCGTGCCATCACTGCGCTTTGGCGTGGCAGTCTGGCCCAGCTTAACCTCCGCCGAAAACATGGATAGAATAGTTGACATACCCGGAGCCGCAAACTTGTGCAGCTCGTCCAGTATCAGAGTACCAAAAGCAGAGTAAAACTCATCGGGATATATGTTCTTAATGATGCTGGCGGCCATGCCCACCACAAACTCTCGATCATACTGGCAGATATTTCCCTGCACAATACCAATCTGTGCGTCCACAAGACCCAGCTTCTCTTTTGCCTCGGGTATCCACTGCTCAAAACCAAGAAACTCCCGATCAGTAATAACCAGTGTGCTGCGGCCACGCTCTGCCGCTAGGTTCAGAGCACAGATCGTCTTGCCCGTACCTGTACCCGCTACTGCAAGCCCGGCAGGAAACGTCTCAAAATGCTTGATCGTATCCGCAAAGAATTTGGCCTGCGCAGCCTTGTTATGCACCTTCTCGTGGTTCGGGTCAGGACGCTTCGGAGCGTGCAACTCACCTCCCTTAGAGGTACGAATGATGAGAGGGAGATGGTGATAATTCTCGAGCCCAAACCACACCGGGACACCCACATAATCATCGTCTGTTAAAACGTACTGCAATATGGGTCGAGGGCGAGCCTCGTTACGATTAAACCAAATGGGATTAATGGTCAGACGCTTTTTCAGCGCGGCAAGGTCGGGAATGACCTCCACGGGAACATAGTACATGCTGGATAAAATACACTTACGCGCCATACTAATTCCTTGTCACACTACTCTATTTGATAAAGGACAGTGACTGCCCCGCCATGAGAAACTCCCACAGCAGGGCTGCCACCTCACCGATTAGAACACGTCATTCTCATCAGTATCCGTTGACGCCACCCGGCTACGGCTCCGAGCCGACACACGACGTGGCGCTTCTTCTTCGGCCTCCTCAGGCTCCGGCTGGCGCTTGCGGGCCGGGGCTGCTGCGGGGGCTGCGGTGCGAGTACGGCGGGGAGCTGGCTCCACCTCCTCTTCCACTTCCTCCGGCTCTGGCTCAGCCACACGACGGCGGGTACGAGATGCCGGTTCATCCTTCTCGGCCACTACTGCACGCGACCGAGTGCTCCGGGCCGGGGCCTCCTCCTCAGCCTCGGCAGGCTCCTGCCGGGTACGGCGAGGCGGGGGCGGGGCGTTATCCTCCTCATGCTCTTCAGCTTCGGGAATATCAGCCTGCGTCACACGGCGGGAGCGGCTCGGACGTGGTGCGTCCTCCTCGGCTTCCTCCGCGACAGCACGACGGCGAGACGGGCGTTCCCACTCCGCGTCATTCACATCAGATGCTGATCCGGCACGGTTCGATTTAACGCCGTAACGCCGGGCCAGCTCATCATAGGAGGGACGCTTGAACAAGGCATCAAAGCTAAACGGGGTGACATCCTCGTCCGCTTTCTTGATGACCTTGTTATTGTCGCCAACCACAGCATCGTGGCCATAGTCCGCAAGCAGCTCTTTTTCCTTGATATGGTCAAACAGCATATCGTTGTCCAGAAGCTGAGGCTTACCTGTGCTGGCGTCCTGTTTGTCATTACGCATGACCTCAAGATAAAGACCACGCAGGGTGCCGAACTTCTGCTCGGCCCGGTCAAAAATCTTCATCCAGTCGCCAATCTGACTGCCCTTGACAGCAAAGATGCGCTTACTGTACGGGATTTTCTTACCGTCTTTGTTCTTGTAAGGGCGGAGGTCAAGAATGGTCAGCAGCATGACATACGTCGACCTGCCAACCTTCGAGTTCTTCCCACCCTCGAGCTGGCAGAGGGGGCAGCCCACATCATGTTCTTTGATGCATACTTCGGTTTTACCCCAGCGGCCCTGATCGTCCTGCACAGAGTGCTCGTACAGGAAAAAAATATCATCGATCTTCTTATCGAGAATTATGATCGGGCATGGCTGGGCGTCCGGCCCATACTCCGCACGGAAACGGAAAGGCATCAACGGAGTATTGCGCCGCTCTTTGGCTTTGCGCTCTTCATCCGCATAACGGTCAAGTGCTGCCCGGCCTCGGTAACCTGCCGAAACATCGGGCTTTTCCTCAACCTCATCTTCATTACGGCTTCGAGTGCCGGAAGTCATACGTGTCATATTTAACCACTCCTCTTTGTCAATTGCGGTACTGCCACCGCTTGCGTAGGGCCCTCTGCCCGTATCCGCTCCACCAGCTCATTCACCAGTGGAGCAACCTTCTCTGCCACCATGAGCGGGAAGCTGGCGCTAACCAGCTTCCACTGTGATAGGGGTTTATCTCCATCGTGGATGTACGATCCACCACCTTCGTATATCAGTATCAGTCCACGTCCCCCATCGGAGGCTAGGCATTCTGGTATTATAAACAGCCGTTTCGCTCTTCGAGCCAGCCGCAGTGTTATACCCCGTCCCGCCTTAAAGCAGGCCATACATTGCTCAATGAAGATACCCTGATCTTCAGTCATGCCTCTTATCCTTTTTCATATTTTTTGTCAAGCGTAAATTGTGCAGGGGAGTATGATTTATCATATCCACAACCTCCGATAAGGTTAACATGTCCGGGTCGTCTTTTCCCTTCGGCCACCGGGGAACCAGCAGCGGGATATGCCCTTCCAGTTTCGCTATTGCCCCGTCGCCCTCGTGACGCTGCGCCTTCTTATCAAAGTGACCGAACAAGCAGGCATCCCCTGCTGCATCGTTGTCCGGGAGTAGGATGGTTGTTCGGTTCCACTCCCGCAAAATATCCGCTTTATACTCGGTCAGCTCCGACCCCAGCAGCGCGACAGGGTGACAATACTCGTTAGCGCGAATTTCCATCAGGTGCGCGTAACCAAACAGGCCCTCGACCACGAAGATAGGGAGGCCGTCCTCCTCCACCAAGTCCGCCCCCAGCAGCAGCATCTTTTTTGGAAGGTCTTGAAAGTCCCTGACCTTCGGATAATTGTAATGCGTCGGGTACTCGTCAGGCGTCAATATGGATCGCCCTGTAAACCCATAGAGCCTTCCGTCAGTGTGGCGCACAGGAAATATAACGCGCTCTTCACCGGGGTCAAACCCCAACTCAAGAAACTCGGCGGTCATGCGCGATATGCCTCGCCCCTTGAGATAGGCGCGGGCCTCGGGGTCATCGTAGGCAGACCCGTATAAGTTACCGTAGGCTGCCTCATTCAGGGGCGGGGGCAGCATCTCAGGCTCTTCCTCGGTATGCTCAAAGTCGCCAATAGCCACGCTGGCGTCTGCCAAGTCGGCCTCAAGAGAAAGGCCGGGGTAAGTCTCTTCCCGGTAAAATTCAAGTGACCGCACAAGGCTGGAGATACGGCCATGCTTCTTGCATGAGTGGCACTTGTAGTTAGAGGGCTTATTTAGGTCAATGACAGCACCGGCAGACGGTCTATTATCCTTGCCTGATCCATGCGTAAATTCCGCGAAGGGGCAAGAAAACTCTAACCATTTGCCTGATTTGTTCGCAACCTTTATGCCAAGCTGCCGCAAGACATGTCGCAGTGACGGCTCATCCATGGTTACACCTCACACACATACCCGGTTTGAACCGGGGTTCACCATTTTCTGCGGCCCTTAATAATGCGACGCTTGGTACGCACGCCAAGTGTAAAATCGTGTGTGTTATATTTCTCACCAATCACCCAGAAGAAAAGGTTCTTGAGGTAATCAACCTTGCGCAGGGCTCTGTGAAATTCCTGCGCCTCGCCTTCAGTGAGAGGAGGCTCTTTATCAAACCCCTCCTTCTCCTTCTGTGATGCCACAGCATCCCCCAACCTATGCAGCAGTTCCGCCCCGACCTTCCGCTGCATGTCCCTCAGGGCCTTGTGTGCCTCCCAATAGGCAGCGTACATCTGGGCCTCGTCTTCGGTCAGGATGCCGAGAGTGTCCTCGCCATAGTCGGGCTCTTTAAGCTCGCTATCATCGAGTACGAGAACTCCAGTCACCACGCCGTGCTCACGAAGACGGGAAAGCGTCTCGGCATCTGCCCGGCCGGCAAAGGCGGCGGGCATAACAACATTGGTTTTCATGTCGGCCTCCTCGCTCACTTCTGCACCTTCACGCTAACATTGGGTTCGCCCTTTGTGGGGATAAGGCACTGCGCCAGCACCGTCTTACCCGCATGGGCTTCAACACTGGATTGGGTAGCCTTAATGATTTTCATAAACACGTCATCCGTCACCAGTGTGCGCAGCTTGGAAACGTCAACGTCATTACCCTCAGGGGCTTTAACCTCAGCCTTGAGGCTGCTTACAGCGCCACCGCCAAGGTCAACAGCGCCGGTCACAAAATGCTTGCGGCTGTGCTTTCCCATAGCTGCCAAAAGGGAGCTGCGGGTTTTCTCGTAGGTATTCTTCGCAGCATTGGCCTCTTTGTTTGTCTTGTAGGTAGCCACCGTCAGCTTGCGCAGCTCTTCCTCCGGCGTAACCTCAACAGTCAGGTCAATCGTGCGGGTGCGCTCACGGGCAACAGCGGTCTTTGTAATGCGGGTCATGGTCGTCTCCAGTAAGTTAGGGTTTACCAACACGCATACCCTAACCCATTACATTTTTTTTGTCAAGTGCTTTTTTAATCAACACCTGCAAAGGGAGGCTTAACCGCTTTGACACCTTCACATTCTTCCATCTCACCAAGATTGTAGCCGGTAGAAACGTCTGCCACGATTGGTAAAGGTGGAACAATATCAAACCATTTTTCAAGAGGGGCGCTCTCAAAATAATACTTAATCCAGCCCTGCGCCTGCTCAGCAAATTCTTCCTTCACCTCAACCACAAGCGCATCGTGAATGAACAATAACGGGCGGATAACCTCCGGGTCGGCATCGCGGGTAAGGCGTACCATGGCCATCAAACCAAGATCAGAGGCAAACCGCTGCACTGGGGAGTTAATCGCCTGCCGCTGCGCTTCCTGTTTGATATAGTCTTCCGGGGAATACACTGAGGGCAGGTTACGCTTAGCCCCGTGTAAAGCCCGAACATACCCATACTTGTTCACCTGATCTCGCATGGCTTCATGCCATTCTACAAGGCCGGGATACGCACTGAAAAAATCTTCTCTTAGTTTGGCTGCTTGTTCATCAGTAAAATCTAAGTTATAATCTGTCTTTGCATATATCTTAAACTTCTTCCACCACATTCCGTAGATATAACCGAAAACCACAGCCTTAGCCTGCTGGCGTTTTGCCTTCTTTGTGTCCTTATCCAGCGCGTTAAATTGCTCTAACGTGAGGCCCATTGTGTGAGCCGCAGTGGCGGCGTGAATGTCGCCCCCGGCCTTGTAGATACGGATCATGTTCTTTTCATTTGCCATCCATGCGGCAATTCTGATCTCCGCCTGCGAGAGGTCACATTCCAATAATTTGTAACCCTTACGCGCCACAAAGATTTTACGGTAGGTCTTGGCCAGCTTGCCTCGCTTGGGGAAGTTTTGGCCATTTGGATTTACACTGTTATGAACACACACCCCATTCGCAATGAAATTATGAGTGCCGGGAACGGTTATGTCGTACACATCTTCGCGCTGGTTTAAATACTCAACCCCTACAACCGCATGATTATGATCGTCTGCTAAAAGCTCTTTAGCGCGATAAAAGTTTACACCTAAGGTTTTAGCAGCTTCATGAAGGGTATTGGCTTTTTTCGCCTTGGCTAGTAAGGCATCATCAATACGCTCACCACGGGAATTAAAGCTGCTTCTTATGGCACGCCAGTCAACCCCGGCTGCTTTGAGTTTGGTCATTATCGCCGTGTAATCTAGGTCATATACGTCTCTGAATACACTCGGCTTTCCACCGTTATCCCAAAGAACCTTTTTAGCCCATTCTACATCTAGCTCGTAGTACATAGGATGGTTTTTGCCTGTGCGCCTTTTGATAGCAGGAAGGCGATTTTCTTTTTTAAGTTTTGCACGATACGCCTTCATCTGTGCAGTACGTTTAGGTGTCCAGCGATGACGGGTTCCATGCTCTTCATTCGTAAGCCCTTCGAGATTATCAGGGCAATTATTTAGTTTACATTCATCCACATGGTGGACATGCTCTGTAAGCTCGCTATGCATAGACTGGTATACTAATCGGTGTTCTGGCCATGAACGGCCTTCGCATCCGGTAAAATGTACTCTGCGGTAGCCACGTTCATTTTCTTGCCGTTCTATGGAAAGAAGGCGGTGGCCCGCGCTTAGCTGATCGGCGCGGACATAAGAACCATCCCGCAATCTAAAAAGATGATCGGGGGTGCAACGGATGCTTTTAACTTCTCGCGTTCCCTGCGTTAAGTAGCTTACCCTAACTATTTTCGTTTTTTTCTTCGTTTTGCCTGACCAGCTTACTTTTGCCGCTTGCGGTTTAAGCTGGTCATTAAATGACCAAACCCAATCACCCTCTTTAATATCTCGCATCGGAACAAGCCCGCGCTCATCCAAAACAGATATTAAAGTATCACCTGTTAAACAAGCAGCACGTCCTGTGACAGTACGGTGCAGGATAAAGGATGGGTGGATTTCATTGTTATGGATGTACTGCCAGAAACCAGTCGGGCCTTTCTTCTTCTCATCATAGGGCACGCCCACATAGGTGCTGCGCAACTTCTCCAGCTTCACGTATTCGGATAGTTGCGCCACAAAGGGGTTCTCGATAAAGAAGGGCAGGTGCTGCTTCGCGGATACGGAGGGTATGCGCTGATCCTCAGGCAGCTTCGCTGTGCTAGCTGTGAACACACGCGGCTTCAGGTTAAGCCCCTGCTTGGTGAAAAGAATGTCCACTAAAAAAGCGGCACGGCTAAACTTCAGGCCTTTGTCAGCGTGCTTGCGCTTAATGGCGGCAGGTACCTGATCAATCAGAATGTCGTATTGCTCACGCTCCGCTATGGCCAGCTCACGTTCAAGGTCAGTCAAAACTTTGGTATTCACGCGAACACCATATAGCTCCACGGGATCGCAGAATGCCTTAATCGCAGGGAGAATAATCCGCTGGTAGCAATTCCATTGCCGGGCATCCTTCTTGCCCAGCTTGGTGAGGATCAGCGCCAAGTCAAATGTAGCGTCAACGTCGCCACCACCATACTCCAGCATGTCCTCATGGGAGGTGGAGCGCATGTTCTCTTTATCCAGCTTCTTATTCAGCTCGTCATTGTATCCAGCAAGGCGAGGCACCCAACGGCGCACACATTCGTCCAAGCTCTTTTCCTGCATGTTTTCGTCAACGATAAAGGCCAGCAACTGTGTGTCGCAGTCATAGTCGATATAGATATTCAAATCCTCACGAAGCACGTGGGTATCGTATTTGAAATTATGCCCAGCCTTTCTAATCTTTGGATTTTCGAGAAGTTTGCGCAACTGCCCTAACAGCTTCGCCCGCTTCTTTGGAGTAAGCTCAGGGTAGTAGTCGCAGTCCATGGGCACTACCAGCGCACGGCCCTTACCCAAGCCAATCTGCACCGTCAAAATCTTTACAGCGTCCGGGTCATCGGTGCCTGCCGTCCACCATTTAAGACCAGTGGTTTCAGTATCCACTGAGATCATCTTAGGCGGGTTAGCTAATAACTCCGAAAGGTCAGTACACCACCGGTAGTCCTTGGTGTCGCTTATGTCAGCCTGTACAGCGGCAAGGTTATACTTGCGGTCACGCAAACGCATGGCCATCATAAAATCAGTAACGAAAATATCTTTTAGCTCCGGGCGATGATACACATGGCCGGGCGACAGCATGGGCAGCACAGGATAATCAGTACCAGCCACATTCACGCTGATAAAGGTGCCACGGGCTTTCGTAATCTTTACTGACTTCCCGGTAAGAACACGCCCGCCCCACTTGCCCATGAAAATAATCAGGTCGGGCTGCATGTCCTCAATAATGGACTTGACCTGCTCTTGGTAAGGCAGCGCATGGGCCGCAATGCGGCGCTCGTTTTTCTCAATCTCCTCAGGGATCGGAGGGCACGGCGCAATAAAGAAAAAATCATCTTTCTTGAAGTCACACTCAGTAGCCGTGCTGGCAAAGAGGTTCAAGGCACCGTCACTGATCGGCAGACACTTATCCCAACTCTTCTGGCTTGGCGCATCGCACACCACAGCAATACGCGCCCGCTCCATATCACCGAGAGTGGGCAGCCTCTTCAGTTTGACCGGGGCAATCGTATCTTCCTCTACCGGAGCACTTAGCTTACGCGCCATTTCTAAATCTCCCAGCCGCTGTTTTCCATATCCATATTACGATCTGTCTCACTCACGCCCTCATCAGTATCACCAGAGCCCTCTGGTCTAACCCCGTCCTCGAACTCGCTACCCTCGATATAGTCAAAGTTCATGGGGTTAAAAGAGAAGTTGGTATGATATGATAATAACTGACCTTCACGGTTTTTGATGATCTGATATTCACGAGTGCTGGCCTCAAGTGGCACCTTGCCCTTGACCATCCCAATCACTACCGACGCGATCTGTCCCAGCCCATCAGTCTCTGCGATATGGCTGAGGTCAAGTCCGTTCTTCCCATTGCGCTTGGCCTCCCGGTTCAACTGCCAGCTCAGCACCACCGGTATGCGACGATCAATTGCCAAGCTCTTCAGCTCCTCAAGTACCGTGTTCTTTAAGTCCCGAACAGAAGCGTTACGCTGGGCACTGGTTGGCGAGACAAGATAGGCGGCATCCACCAGTAAGATATCCGGGGCACGCTGCTGCACGAGGTTATCAATATCCGCGACAGTCTTTCTGAAACTGCCCTCTAGGAAACTTATAGGCGGCAGGTTTCCGATCCGCTCAATCGTCTGGTAGAAGGCACTCTCCCCATAATTTGAGGACAGCTCACCTCGCCGCAGCATATCGGGGTTAAGGCCGCTCTCCATGCCCAGAAGACGGCGGGACAGCTGACGTGAAGGCATCTCCATCGATACCACTGCCGCACTATGCCCGGCCTTCCAAGCGCCGCGCAGCATTGATAGCAGTGCCCAGCTCTTGCCGATATTGGGGCGTCCAGCGATCACGATCAGATCACCTGCCTGCCCCCCGTTGGTTACCGCATCCAGCACAGGGTTTCCCAGCGTGACACCTTGAAGGCCGGGGCATCGCTTCGCCTCCTGATAGTCGCTTATGACACCTTGCAGCTGCTCCATGAGAGTTGAGTAGTCCTGCCGGTAATCCACCTGCCTTGTGGCCACGAGCATTTCAGCAAGGTGCTGTTTAATCTGCTCGGTGTCACGGCTCTTCATAGCCTCAATGAATTCAGCATGGCGGTCACTCACCGCAGCATAGACAGCCCGCTGGGCCAGCCGCTCAACGTAATAGGCTGCTGGCTCGCGCACAGCGGCGAGACGGTGCCCATTCTCCCGCAGCGTCTCTATACCCGGAAGAGTGCCGTACCTGCGCACGTGGCCCTGCACAAACGCATAGATAGGCTCTTCCGTGTCCACGAACCATTCAGGCTTCAGTGTGCGGAAAAGCTCGAGGGAGCCATTATCGACGATTGCCCGAACGGCATTAAGTCCTAGGCTCATATCGTGACCTCCATATTACACTCTCGCAGCCGGGCAATAAGGCGGGGCGAAAACCAGTCCTGTCTGTCAAGGCTGCCGTAGTGCTGCACGCTGACCGAGAACCCGTTATCCATCATCTCGGTCAGGAAGTTTTCAATTCGGTACAGCTCTCTGCGCGTGAAAGGTTTCTCATCAAGCTGCTCAAAAAATCCCGGAATGACCAACGCCTGTGCACGGTTAAACTCAGCAAACCGGATATCGTCAAAGTCTTCCGTATGCCCGGCCTCGATAAACCGCAGCAGGGGCATCAGGCGGACAGCTCGCGCATCAATGCGGGCGAGACGTAAGGCCCGCGCCACCACAAATGGGAAGGTGCATTCCTTGAGATCGGTACTGAGTATGTTAAATCCGCTGCCTGATAGTACCGCTGATTTGAACCCCGGTTCATTCATGCGCGATTTCACCTGCTCACCTGCTGAGCCGAAGGACGCTAACGTAACCCCGTGATAAAAGTTCCCTATCCCTGCGCTCACCATGCTGCGGGCGATCTCGTCCTTCTTCTGCTCGACAGTCATTATTCGCACCAGCCGGGCAAAGGCTGAAGCTCTGCGTCCCCGTCCCGGATATTTATTTTCATCTTTGCCTTCTCAAATTTGGCGAGTACCCGCTCCTTGGCCCCCACCGCAGCCAGCTCCCGCAGGTCGCGATTATCACGCTTGGCATCCTCCAGCTTTCGCTTCAGGGCAATGTTATCGAGCCGGGCGCGGTCATTCTCTGCCAGCTGCTGGTCAAGAGCCCGCCTGCTGCCCGTATCCTGCTGCACGGCCCGCTCGGCCTCGGCCTGCGTGTACCCTTGCCGGAGCAGCTTGGCGGTCTTGCGATCCGCCTCGGTAAACTTGGCGGTGCGGCCTGCAAAATCATTATCCGCGAAGCTGGTGAGAAAGCCCCGCTTCATGCCCATCAGGAAACCAATATCCGGGTAAAGTGGGAAACTTCCATTTTTCAGATTTGCGAATTGCAGCACGCCTATGCGCCGCCAATGCTGGACACAAAACTCCACAAAAGCCGCGACGCTTGCCCCCGTGTTGCTCTTGCCGAAGGCGGTGCGGAAGTCCGCCATCTGGCCCAGCTGCTTGCGTGTCCAAGGCTGCACCACCGGGTAATCCGGGAAGTGTGTCCGCAAGGCGTGTTCCCAAACCGTGAAAAGGCTGGCCACGCTCTGCGGATTACTCCGGGCACGCTCAACCTTCTTTAACCGGGAAGCCGTCGCTCTGCCTTTGGCAGTGCTTATCGCTGATAAAATATCCTCTTCGGTATGCGCAGGCTCCGCCTGTCGCTCTACTTGTTTATCTTTATGTATTTTATTTATGTACTTAAGGGGTGCAAATTTTGCACCCCCCTCTGGCAAATTTTGCACCCCCCCTTGGCAAGATTTGCACCCCCCATTTTTCTCAGGATTTCCGCTAGTTTTTAGTCTTTTCGGCATTTTCAGCATAGAAGTCCACTCCATGTTCATCCGGTATTCGGACATATCGTCCTGCCCGTTATTTTTCTTGTGCTCTGTGGCGAAAATCACCCCTTTGTCCTTCAGGGAGTTCAGGCACGTGCCCAGTGTTCTCCGGGACATATTAAGCCCAGCTAGCAGCGACTCTCCCTCATGGGTGAATATGCCCTCTAGGAAGTGCTTGAAACTAATGTGTTCGCTGACCTTGCCCCACTTATACGTCCGCATATAAATGAAGTTGAGAACCATGCTCTCGGCAGGGCTCAGGTGCGGATGTATTTTCTGGTATAAAATCTCAAGCGCCTCCATCTTCTGTTGCATAGGTAGGTGCTTTACAGCGTTATTATTTTCGGGTAGATAACTTTTGGCCATTCGCATGTCCTTGCGTTAGTGGTTAGAAGCCGCCAAGCTCCTCCGAAAGCAGCTTGGCGGTTTCGTCTTTATAGTCGATTGTCTGGATTAGTCAACGCGGCCCGGTCTGGCGGTGCGATCCACATATCGCTGCATCAAACCCAGAGAGGTTTGAACCCTGAATTGATCTTCCGTTACGTCCGTAAACGCAAGCAGGCTCTCCTTATGCAGATGGTCAATGGCCCAAATTACCTGTGTGACTTTGATCTTCTTCCCGGCTGCCATGTCCTTGAACTTCATCCGGGGCTGGGGGTTACCTATGAAGGCCCCATTCTCCAAGATATAGGACATTACCCGGTACGCTGATGTGGGAAGCCTCGCTTGCAGCGGCCCGTAAAGCAGGCGTTCCATGCGGCTTTGTATGACCTCCGGGCTGAGCGGGGCTTCCTCACGCGGCTTGAACTTCAGAACAGTCGCAGACATTCAGAGAACCTCCACAGCCGATGCCCAGAGCGGTCTGGCGCGATAACCATCAAGCACCATGATCTCACACTTTACTGCCTCCTCATAGGTTTCAAATCGCATGACGTGGTCGCTGTTGTTGAACCGTACCGGGAGGCGTGTGCAGGCCGCAAATAATGGATAGGTCAGCAGCTTCCCGGCCAGCGGCCCGGCAATAAACTCCACGTAGAACTTCTGCTTACCCTCATCAAACTGGATCAGTGAAGTGCGCTCGATATGTGCTGGGCCAAACTCCCGGAGGTCAACGCCCTCGCCCTTCTTGCGCATCAGGCCTTGCAGGCTGCCGTCCGTACCAATCGTTATAACTTGAGTACCCATGTCCAGTCTCCCTTGTATGCGTTGGGTGTTGGGGCGGGCGGGGTTTGAACCCGCAACTAGGCTTTCCGGCCTACGTTATATCCGTTTAACTACCTCCCCATAACCCTTACCAGCTCTGTGTCACTTCCTGATTTGTGGAGCTGTCTTCTTGTGTCCACTCAGGCTTGTACTCAGTGGTCACCCCGCCACCACCTGAAAGCATCTTTTCAAGGCCACCGGTAGCAGCTGCGCAGCTCTGGCCTTGGAAATTGTGCGCTTCAACCTTGGGATTGCCCAGCGCATCAATCGTGATGGTTACTTTCTTGTCCATGTGCTTTCTCCTTCTCTGTTTTCAGAAACCGCCGAGGGTAAGTACCAGCTGGCCAGCCGCATCCATCGTGGTGTTCTCCACCATCATGCCGTGGTCACTGGCGTAATTCAGTGTGGCGTGCTTGGTGTACTCCTGCATCAGACGGCCAATGCCGTGCTGTGCGCGGCCCTCTTCTGTGGTGGGCATCGGGCATCGGGCACCGATGTTCTTGCCCACGTCGCCGCCCCACAGGTCGGTCACCGCTGCGTAGGAGCCGTCTGCCTGCTTCTTGAAGCCAACGTCGTAGCGGCTCTCTTGCAAGCGCAGGACGTACTCGCAGTTACCGAGGTCGTTTGCCTGCCCTTGGGAATACAGGCGGGGCTTCTGGTTTTCAACCAGCTCGCATTTAACGCCTTGTGCCCGCAGGTCTGCGACGGCAGACTTCAGGGCGCGGGTGTCGCGGATTGGCACTGCCCGGATAGTTGTAGTATGTGACATATTATCATTCTCCTCTTCTGGTTAATCATCCAACTGTATCATGCGTCGCGTCTTGACGGTCTGCACAGTTAGCTTCTCGCCGTCTGACCGCTTCAGGGTTCTTTCCCGTACACGGGCCTCGGCCTCAATCTCCGGCTCAATCTCTGAAACGGAGACAATTCTGTTCATTTCGGCCTCATTAAACATTTGCTCAAAGGCCGGGTTAGGCTTGTAGCCCCTGCGCTTGGCCTCAGCCAGCGGCAGAACGTCAAAGCGGCCCTTCACGACAGCCGAGGTGAAACGGGCCTTCTCGTGCCTCGTCAGGGCAATGTCCAGCTGCCTGTAGGCCGCATTGGCTCTCATGCGGATGATGAACGTGGTCTTGATAACCCGTCCGCCGAAAGGAGGCGTCTTGTGGGCGTAGACTTTAATCATCATGCCCTCGGGCAGCTCATACACGGCCCGCCACCACCGCCCCACGTCGTCCCGGAAGGCGTACTGGTCTGACCGGGAAGAGAAAGGCCCCTCCATGCTGATGCGACGCACGCTGGTCTTGCTGTCTCGTGCCGCTTGGTCAATGAAAAATTCGCGGTCAAACTTGTTATAAATGGCCGAGGGCACGGCGAAGAGCTGCACCTTGGCATGGCCAGTGTCAAACGTCTCTTCTCCAAACATTGCCTCTAACATGATGCTCATGATGCGTCTCCAAATTCCAACGCCTGTACCCTATACCCTAACAGTTTATTTGTCAAGTGCCTCCGTCACATTTTTTGCAACGGAGGCACCCCACCAGTGAACCGGGGTTCACCCGTCCAGATCGTCAGTAAGCGCCGCGCTGGCACTGCTGCGGGAGCTGGTATCCGCGACCCGGTTACGCTCACGAGTGCGCGTCCTCGTCTCTTTGCTGGAGGCTCTCGCGTTATCGGCAGCCCAATCCTCCATCATTCTGAACTGCTCTTTGTGTGCTTCGGAGAGAGGTTTGGTATCCCTGAACTGCTCCACCAGCATCTCGGCGGTCAATGCCTTGTTCTTCGAGTAGGCATGCAGCACCGCCTCGGCCACTGCCGCCTCAATCTCAGCACCCACAAAGCGGTTAGACGCCTCCACAGCCTTATCCAGCCCCTTCAGGTCGGGAGCCTGCTTGCGCTTCTTCAAATGGATTTTGAAGATAGCCTCACGCTCCTTCTCGGAGGGAGTGGTTACCGAGAACACCTCGTCCAGCCGACCCTTGCGCAGGAGCTCTGGCGGAAGGCCACCGACACGGTTTGCAGTCATCACCCAGAAGATATCCTTGTCGCTCTCCTGCATGTGCGTGAGCACCGCGCCAAGCACCCGCTTGCCCACTCCACTGTCTCCGCCCCCGCTGTTCACGTCGAAGGCTTTGTCGATCTCGTCTAGGAGAACCGTGCAGGGCGCAAGGGCATCGCACAGCTTGAGGGCTTCCCGCACCCGACCTTCTGACTGTCCGACAAGGCTGCCGAAGATACGGCTGATATCAAAGCGGATGAGAGGGAGGCCAAGCTCGTGAGCAATGGCCTTCGCGCACAAGCTCTTACCCGTTCCGGGGGCTCCAAGCAGTGCCACGCCTCGCGGACGATCTACCCCAAAATCACGGGCCTCCTTATCGTAAGCGTGCCGTCTCAGGCTGATCCACTCCTTCAGGTTTTCAAGCCCACCCACCTCGTCCATGTTGCCGAGAGGCATAAGCTCGAGCACCTCACTGCGCTTTACAATCTCCGCTTTCGTTTTGCTGATTTCGCGCACGAAGGTATCAACTGCGATATCTGGCAGCTCTTTGCGGAATTTGCGCAGGGCCCGGCTCAGTGTGTTATCGAACTCCGTGAGCGTCATGCCAGCGCCTGCGGCAGTGATGCGGTCAACCTCTTCCTCTGTGTAGGTGAGGGCCTTCTTCCCCATCGTGTTAATCTGCTCCATCACATCGTCGTACAGCTCCCGCAGCTCAGGCTGCGTCGGCAGGTCAGTGTCAACAATGACCACGCTGTCCTGCAGCTCGGGAGGCACTTGGTATTCTGGCGGCACCACCATAATCAGGCGCTTTGGCTTATTGGCAAAGAGCTTTGTGTAGTCTGCCATGTGCTGAATAAACTCAGGCATGGGATTGTCGCGCTTGCTATAAAAGTGGCTCCACATCATCGCGTAAATCTGTCTTGAGTTGTTGCCGTCCTGATTGTCGCCAACGTATTTAATCGCGGCACCGGGAGGCTGTGTATTATCAACCTTAACCGGCTCCGCAGTCGCATCGGTCAACGGAAACTTCAGGAAGCCTGAAGTAATGCTCCAGCGATTGAACTGCCACTTGGTGCTCAGGGAGTATTCTCGCAGCACCGTCATAACCTCATAAGGCTCACGGGTGCGCACAATGATAACGCCAATGGCGGCGTTCACCAGTGTGGAAATATCCTCAATAAACTTTTCTTTGCTTGTCAGCTCAGCATTGGTCATGTTCAGTCTCCAGTTAAGTTTCGCCAAGGGTGTAACCCCTACTATATAACAGTTTTTTTGTCAAGTTATATTCCGCTCAACCTCCTGCACAATCGTGGGTTTAGTGGGCCTTGAAAAATAGGCGAAGCCCGGTCTTTTAAAGGTGACCGTGGCGCACAGTGCCACTATGTCCCCCACCCTCGGATGCAGGGCCCTCGGCACGCTGCCATAGTAGGTCACTCCGTCCTCGCGTACCAACGTCATCTTCATGACTTGCCTATTCCACGCGCTCGGTATACGATAGTAACCTTCCCTAAGGCTTCTGACAGTGCCTTGAATAGTCTGCCGCCCCACCGGTATACTAGCAGCCTCCGCCTGCGCCCTCATGCGCTCCTTGGCACCCATCCGGGCGGCTTCACGGGCAACCAAATCACTTGTGAGCCCCTCGACCCGCAGCGAAGGCTGCGAGCCAAGAGTAGAGGCCCCTTGCGGGGCCCCTCCTTAGAAGCTGTAGTCATGATATGCGTTCCTGTGGCCTATCTTGAGCCCGTAGCCGCGATACATATTGTAGAGGCCCGTTTCCTTATTGAGCGTGACCTGTGCCCAGAAGCCTTTACCGTCCTTGCGGAAGGTGTATTTCGGGCCCTTGGTATCCGGCTCGTATGAGTATTCCTGCGCCTCGCTCATGCCTCCCTTGTCGGTGCGGGTCGCCTTGTCTTCTTGCACCACAATGTACTGCGTCTTGCCCTGCTTGAATATCTCGACGATGGTGCCCGCGTACCGGTCTGTCCAAGACAGCAGGGTGCAGCCCATGCCGATATGTGGAGCGGGCTCACCAATTACTTGGCGGCTCATGAGGTGGTTCGTAAGCGACCCGGTATCCGTTCCTGCGTTCATCATCTTATTTCTCCTAAGGTTGGCGGGGCAGCAGCCCCTCGTTGTGCTTTTATATATAGACCATTACACTTTCTTAGTCAAGCGATAAAAACAAAAAAAAGTGAACCCCGGTTCATCCGGGGCTCTTAAATGGTTAATATCTCAAATGTGCCCCAAGAGGCCCTATTTACTGCAAACGGTAGCCCACCACAGGCATCTGGTTAGTGGTGCTGGTGTTTGACGAGGTTATGGCAGTTGTGGTGCCAAAGGACGCCGGGCAGGCCGTGGTATAAGTCACTGTGGAGGTGTAGCCTGTAGTGACCGTATTGGTGAGGGCCGCCGTATTGGTGGCAGCCCCTAACCACGTCGCCCAAGGACTCACTGTGGAGTAGACAGCGGGGGTCATCTGCGTGGTGGTGGCGGTGCCCCAGACCGCGATAAGGTAGACACCGGCATTGATTGCTACCGGGATCGCGATGGTCGCGTCAAACGTGGCCGCGCCAATGGCGTCCGGGATGTTTACCTCATTGCTTGAGGCCAATAGTGCGTTAGGGGATAGGTCAGAGTTAACGCTATAGAGGCACATGCGTATCTTTGCGCCGACGCTGTTGTTGGATGTGCCGGTACGGGTGTGGAGTGACTGGATCGTGCCTTTGGGTAGCGGCACGAGGATGCCGTACATGGTGTTGGTCACGAGCAGATTTGGATTGGTATTGGTGGTGCTGGCAGCAGGCGGGCCAGCCAAATAATACCTACTGGCCAGTGGGTAGACCGTCTGCACCATCTCGAGGGTCTGCCGGGCTGCCGCAGCATCGGCATCATCCACCAGTGACCTGCCATACGAGGTGAACGTGGCCAAAGAGGCCGTTCCGCTGCCTGTGTAGTACGCCAGACGATCAGCGGCAGAGGTTAGCCCCGCGATAGCCTGAAGCTCCGCGTCCTGATTGGCCTGCACATAGGTGTTGATATTAGCAATGGTGCCCTTGTAGTTTGAGCTGCCGCGCTGGATCGGGAAAGCATCAGTGCCCTGAAGCGGAGAACCGCTAACAAGGTCAGAGATTTTCGTGCCAGCGGCATAGGCCACCGCCGAAAACAGCACAAGGCCGAGAAGGGTAGGAACTACGCCGAACTTGGTAAACATACGCTTGATCATTTTTTACTCCTTCACGATGGGTTTGCCGTCCTCAGTCAGGACACGATTTCCGTTCTCCAGCAAAATGCCGTCTGCGGCATCAATCAAGTCATTGCGCACACTGACCGCGAGAGGCGTTACGCTCAGAAACTTCTTTCCGAGTGCTGAAGCCAGAGGGTTAGTGAAGCCATGCCGCATGATTATGCCCAGTAGTAAACCAGTGTACCCGTGCCCTTGACAGTCATCTTGTTAGGGCCAGCAAGTGCAATCTCACGGCCCTCTTTAAGAGGCCAATAAGCCGATCCATTTGACGTTGTAGCGCCGGGAGCGGTAGGGAATGAAGCTGCGCTATCTCCGGGCTTTATCTGCCAATCACCTACCAGCGCCTGAAGCACCAGCACAGTTTTGCCAGCGGGCCGGGAAAGCAGTTTTGTTTCATTGATTACCCAGTCAATTTCGGTAGGCATGGGCAGCAGGCCCAGCTCTTGCGCGTTCATTGTGGGTACGCCGTTCATGCTCATGGTGCAGCTCCTTCTACCTTAGTATCTTTGTCGGTTGTTTCGCCACAGTTGTCCAGCCAGTTTTTATCCTGCGCGGCCACGCGCTCCAGATCATCTCGGATAAGCTGTGCGTCTGCGGAGGTTGTTTCCGGGTCACGCTTGGCCGTGATTAAGGCATTCAAGGATGGATCAGAAAGCCCAATGAATGACGACCACTCGCACCCGTCTCGAAAATCCGGCTTGTGTATCTCAACCTGCGTCTGTGCCTCTCCGCTTGCTCTCTCGATTACTGCGCATCCGGGCAAGCAGCTCATCGTCACTAAGACCAGACAGATTTTCACGAGTATCTTGTGCATTTTTTGCCCTCTCTAATGCGGCCTCGGCACCTGCTTGACGAGCAGCCGACGCCCCCGCTTCCTTATTGGCGTTGTCTCGGCTCTTTTCACCAAGCCAAGCACTCAGGAGAGCCGCCAAGAATTCTGCGAGAAGCGTCAGCCACTTTACCATGTCACACCTTCGTCTTGGGTGCCGTTTCGGAGGTAGGCGTATTCCACTGGCCCGGTTTGGTATCCCAGCCATTCGCAACCAGCTTTGCCTCGAGCTTCTGGATCAGGGCTTCACGGCCAATGCCGAACTTCTTGAGAAGGTCAGGGCCGTGATCGATCACATAGTTGACCGCAGTACCGAGGGCTTCATTCTTGGTTTCAATATCTGCCCAGTCGGCCTTATTCAGGCGACCCACCCCAAAGGCTACCGCCTCATCCAGCAGGGGATCAACAAGCTTCTGATACTGTTCACGGGTCACCAATTTGTTGAAAATAGCGATCTTCGAGAGCATGCTGTAGAGCCACAGCGCGATACCGGCGAGAGCTGCATAGAGCAGACCGCCCAAACTCTCAAACAGTTTTGATCCGTGGATCACCGTCACAGTGTCCACGTCCGGTTTTGAACCGGGGTTCACTACTGCGATATCGCTCTCGCCAGCAGTGACTGCGGGTGCATCTGCTGTGGCCACAGGGGTTTCCGCCGCAACGGTAAAAGTCTCTTCAGCCTGCGCGGTAGCCCCGAACATCAGAAGGGCGACAAAGAATGCGGATAGGAGCTTCTTCATGTTAGTTTCCTTTCTTAGATGGACACACGTCCCATGTTATCGTTTCTTCATCCATGTGTACAGCGCCTTTATCTCTTGTAATGTGGCGTTACTTTTCAGGAGATTTGCACGATTACTAATCACCTGAATATTGTCAGGTAAATATCCTTTATTGCTGTCTATCCTATCAAGCGAAGGAGAGTTATCAGTGGCCTTCCCACTAGACCGTACCAAGGGTATTCCAAGTATCGGGCATTTCTTAGGTATGTGTATATCAGCTATAGTAATACCAAAAAGCAGACTGCGTTTAATAGCCCTATTTCTTGCTGTCTTTAACATGGTGTTTATGGGATTAGCGTCTCTCCATGCTTTTGCCCTAGACAGTGTAGTCACGAGATGGTTGCCCAAAGGAACATACACCTGATCTGGACGGCGGCGAGGAAAGAGGCGGAGTTCTTGGCGTAGCGGGTTGCAATGCCGCGCCTGCGTCGTAGGTTTAGCGGATTGAACAGACCACCGCTCTATTGCACGGCAACGCGGTCAGCGACTGGTTGCCAGAAACTATCTATGCCAGGTGTCTGCTCGTTCCGTCCCAGCCGCAGGCGCAACGCTTCCAGCCGATCCCTGATTTCCTCGAACGACAGCAGGTCGCCCGAAGCGACGATAAGCATTTGCGCTGCGCCAATCACGAAACGGTCAGTGGATGATATGGTCATTCCCCCTCCTTCGAGCTTACGCACCAGTGCGCCGGTGTGCCGGATCACATCATCTTCAGAGAATGCGTGTTTCGCTGCACGTGGCCGTTTGCGACACACGAGGATTGCGTCTAAGCTAATGGGGTCTTTGGCCGCTGATTTTGGGCTGGCAGCGCGTAGCTCGGCATGAACCGGATGCGCCGCAACGACGAACAGGCCAGCGTTAGCCACCGCCTCATAAATTGCCGCCCATCCATCTGCCCTAGAGTGATGGAAACTGAAAGCGAGAACACCTTCCTCCTTCAGCACACGACGGCTTTCAGCGAACACATAGGAAAGTTGGCGGGCGAAGGCTCGCGGGTCTTTCTGCTGCACTTCCCCGGCATCCGACGAGTCCGCCTTGTTGAACCACGGGTAGCGGTCTTTCAGCACCGGCGCGAGCCACGCGAAGAAGAAATCGCTTAGCTCGCTGTAATGCACGAAGTCGAAATACGGCGGATCGGTGACGACCGCGTCCACAGTCCCATTCGGGAGAGGCAGTCGCGCACTGTCGCCGTTCAGGATCAACACGCCCTTGGCACTGGTCGTTAGCTCTTGCCACGATCCGGAACACGGCACGTCAATCGGTGCGCTGGCGCTGACTTTTTGTGCGCCGATACGCGCACCTAGAAGGTCATGTGCCAACCCCACCTCGAAAGGATCATCGAGGTAGCGTTTCGCCCGGATCAAGCGTGACTCGAACAATGTGCTGAATGTCCCGCTACTCTTGTCTGTTCCCCACACCGAATTTTCCAGCGGTGTGCGCTCCGGCTTCAAGATGTGATGCGAGAACATATGTCGGACTGCGCCTGTCCCCTCGCCTTTGTAGCTGCAAAACAGGTTGTTGAATTCAAGCGTACTCGAAAACAAGCACAGCATTTGTTCTTGAACCGCTTCGTCTTCTATCTCAACAATGGCGTTCAGCAGCAAGCCAAGGCAGAGCAACTGTCTGGCGTTGAAAAAGTCGCGCCAATGCGTGTAATTGTAGCCTCGTGCCTGGTCGGTGTTATGGCCGGGACGGACGGCCGATCTTGGCAGTGGCAAGGTTTCCGTTTGAAGCCGCGCTTCGGCCTCCGCGAATAAAACCCGATCTTCGTCACGCACAGGTAGATATACCTTCTCGCCGTCAGGCCGCAGCGCGAGCATGGCGTAAAGGCGGTGCGCCGGGGGCGTTCCATCAGCGGGCAAAAGCTCCTTGATGCGATACCGATTTCCTGCCCTCGTCGTCACATACTGCCCAACCGCCGTGCCTTCCTGCGGATTAAAGGCGTTGGTACAGTGCGGGCAGGTCACCGCAGTCGTATCGTACCGATCTTCAATAAGACCCCAGCACTTCGGACACACGATTTGCGCCCTCGGCTTCTTTTTCGGGTAAGCGTCCTGCGCGAAAACGTAGCGCGACAGCAGCGGCACGGTTTCACCGTCCGGTGTGGTCAAGGTTTTTACCCAGAAGAAATACAGAACAGGAATGTGATTCCCCGACTGTGGATCACGGGTTTGGTAGTAGTGGCGAATTTTGGGGGCAACTTCCCTTTCGAGGCGCACGAATGCGGCGCGTAACGTGGCCTCAGGCACACGCGTGAATGCTTGGCGCACCAGGAAGCTGCTCACTGGATTGATGTCGCACCCGACGGCTTTAGCGCCTAGCTTGATCGCTTCGCCGAGTGTCGTACCGCTTCCCATAAAAGGGTCAAGCACCACCTTCCCTGCTAACCGATGTTGCTCGTAGAACCCCTGCCAAATATTAGCCGCCGGGCGACTCAAGGCGGCAAGCGTGATGGCGCGGAACACCGAGCCGAGCCGTGTCGCCCACCACTTGTGTATGTGGTAAATCGGGCGATTAATTTCTTTGCGCCAGCTTTCTTGCTCTGCGACCTGGCTCACTTCCACAATTGGGAAGTCGCCTTCCAGCGCGGTCGATGTGTCCGTTGTTATGGGCCTTGCGAACGTGACGGTCTTGACAACAGACTTCATTCGTCGTCGGCTCCATTGCTCTCTTCGAGAATTGGTAGCCGCGCTACCATCGAAACGGGTCTCATCGCTTGCTCTGCTAGGCGGTATGCGACGAAGTGGTGTTCTGTGCCCGCCTGCGGGTTGGATATGCGTTCAGCCGTGAGTTCATTTGTCCGCAAATCGAATGTGTAGCCCACCACCAAACTTTCTGACTCAACCCGCGTGAGCCGCCCAACTTCCCGGTAACGCTCATCAGCTTCGATGTGTTCAGGCAGGATCAAAGTCATCAGGCCGGTCGTGCCTTCGGTAAGCGCAAATGGTGTTGGCGCAACGTACATCTTCCGATCACGGATCATAATGTCGCCGTAAGTGCCAAACCCCTTGACGCTCTTGTTTTTATGCACATAGTTGTGATCCGCGTTCAGAAAGTCGCCGTGACATACCACCAGATCAACCACCGGATATTGCCGCCGCCCGTTGCCTTGGTCGGCAAACGGCCTAAGGTCGGCTGGGTAGCGACCAAACGCATAATAGATTTGTCGCCCATTGTGATACCCGGTTGGCACTTGGCTGTTGGAGTCATAGTCGCGTTCGCGCCCAGGCCATGCAAGCCCCTTGACCTCATAGCCTTCGGTGAATTCAACCAAGCAGAAGTCAGGATAGGTGTTTCGACCGGAACCCTCGAAATGCAGCGCCAGCGTTCGCAATCGCTCCTGAAACCAGTTCTGAAAATGGAATTCCTTGTCTTTCACGCTCAAGGACTCAATCAACTCGCCAGCCTGGACGGCCAACACGCATTGTTCAAAAACGTCGAAGCACGTTGTTCTTGTCATTCAAAAGTTCCTTCGTCAGAGCCATTCATTGTCTAACACACCCGCCTTTTCCCGGCTAGGCATCTAGCGGCGCGACCGGCGACAGGCACAGACGATAAAATTCCCGCAGTCTAGTCCGATTCAACACGCCAACCTTGAGCAATCTCGTTGCCTTGGTGCTGCATCCCAGCTCACGCCAGCGCCAGCGGGGGGGCGGGCACTATGTGCGACGCGCACCGGGCCTGTGAAGTCTAGGCCATGCGGTAACGCGCTCCCTGACGCAACAGCCAGCTTGCGACATCGGTACACACATACCGGGGGCCAGAAGTGCGCGGGGAGACATTGACGCCTATACACTTGTTATGCTACAAACCGCATTGTTATATCGCAATCACGCAATATCACAATACCACAAACAAGAGGGTACAACCATGCGCACCCTAGCGATAGTCAGCCAGAAAGGCGGTTGCGGCAAGACAACCCTCGCCGTTCACTTGGCCGCATATGCTCGACAACAAGGCTTGCACCCTGCCATCGTCGATTTAGACCAGCAGGCCAGCGCCTACAAGTGGAATGCTCGCCGTGCGGAAGGCAACGAGCTGAGCCCGAAACTCGACGCAACCCAAGCGACCGCCGACAAGCTCGAACACCTCAAGAAGCTAGGCATCGAGAACGGGATTGATCTGCTCATCCTTGACACCGCCCCCCATGCCAACAGGGAAGCCGCCTTAGCCGTGCAGAGCGCCGACGCTGTTCTCATCCCATGTCGCCCCGCCACCTTCGACCTCGACGCGATGGTTTCCACTTTGGTCATCGTCAGAGCCACCGGAAAGCCCGCAGCAATCGTTCTCTAGCATTATTTTCTTCTTTATTATTCTTATTGTATCTATAACTATATGTATAACAACACTTCTTACACTGGCTCCGGTACGTAGGTGATACTGCGTCATTTCGAGCATAAAACTCAGAGAAAGGCTTTACAGTTCTACAGTCACTACACCGCTTCATTTTAAAGGCATCCTACCAAACTTATCTAACCCAAGAACTTTGTCATACGGGAATACGGGGCACGTCTTAGGTGCAACCTCTCTGTGGCCGTGAAAGGTGATGCTGCCATTATACGCGGTATTGATTTCTTTGCACAGGGACAAAAGGCTTGTAAGGGCCTCCACCGTAAACCTCGAAACATCAAGGCCATGCACGCAGATAGCAATGGTGCCGGAGTTGTGCCCTTCCTGTGCAGCAGGGGCTCTCTCTAAACCGCGCCCGATCATGAGAGTACCGGCCTTGTCGATCACATAGTGATACCCAATATCGTTGAAGCCTCGTGCCCTGTGCCAGCTGTCTATGGTCTTTACCAGCTCCACGCCTTTGTATGCAGGGCCAAGCGCGTCCGAGGCAGAGCAGTGAATGAATACCCGGCTGACCGGGCGCTTTGGTTTTGTGAACATCAGGCACCTCGCGGTATGACGCGGTCAAGCGTTTCAGTGAGACGACGGGCTTTACGAATGGCAGCCTCTATCCGATCAGTGACCTGTGCCTCTACCATCTTTGCTGAGCCCATGATAGGCACGGCATCCGAGACACACTTCGGCCCGTCTTCTCCGGGCTTGCGAACTGTGATCCGTAGTTTTTCAGATACGTTCATGGCTTCCTCTCAGTGTGTGTTGCCACAAAATCACCAATTTTATCCAAGACACTGTTATTTTCCACCATCGCGGCAGTCATGCCAGTGCCAAGATTAAAAATGGTTTTGTTGAGCTCCCTGTTCTCTTTTCGCAGAGAACGATTATCTATTACAAGGTAAATATTCCACCAGAAAAAAGTAAAAGCAACTATCCCGGCCTGCCCCAGTAAAGCCGATCCAAGTTCTTTAGCCAGACTGATAAGTATGTCCATTAAGCACCTGTCGGTTATGCATATTCTTCCACTATAACAATACCTGAGCCACCTGCTCCTCCGTTATAAGAAGAAGTGGTTCCTGAAGAGCCTCCTGAGCCGCCTGCACCACTATTGGCCGCAGCAGCATTACCAACAGAGCTGTCTACTACTCCAAGAGCCCCTGCTCCAAATCTGGTGGAGGCCCCATTCCCGGATAAGGCATATTGAGTTGAGACTTCAATCGCGGATTTACCTGCCTCGCCTCTGACATTGATTTGCCCGCCTGACCCTAGCCCACCAATCCCCCCCACGGTGCCATTTGCAGTGCCCTTAGCGCCTCCGGCCCCTCCTGTGGCACTCAGGTGGGCCCCAAATGAGGTAGTTCCACCTGCTGCACCTGCTGATCCTGATCCACCAGCACCTCCGCTTCCTCCTGCCCCAATCGTGACGGTTTCACTGCCCGACAAGGCTGCCGCACTGATATACTTTTCAGAATAGCCCCCCGCGCCACCACCACCACCCGCTAAATAATTGGAGCCCGTCTGCCCTGATGCCCCGCCACCTCCACCTCCACCAACCAGACGAACATGGACAGTGTTGGCAGCTCCGTCTTTTACAAAATTTCCGCTACTCGTGAGCACTGTGGTTTTAATCCACCTGCCACTGTTACCGGTAGCAAGGGCCGCGATAGCCTGCGCAGTACGTTGAGGTGTCATCGCCTTGTTGGTGACAGTCCCCGCCTCGGCCTCGGCCTGAGATGCGATATCATAAGCTGCACCATCTCCGAGGTCATTCCATGTCGGGACGGTGTCGCCGGAAGTTCCAGCGTCCTTATAGGCAGCTGTCTTAATCTGATTGCCCCCGTTGTAGAGACCCACAGCATTCAAAGTGCCTGCGCCCTTGCTGCCCCCCGTGGCCGAGCCCACCACTATGCCGCGATTACTTTCCACCGACATGGCACTCGTGCTGTTAATCAGGAAGTTGATCTTCTTTGTGCTGTTGGCGTCCAGACGTACCTCGGTGTCCATCTTGAAGTACCCAGAGCTGCCTGTGATACTCTGGGTGCCAAGGGCACCTCCGCCCGCTAAGGTCTGGCGTTCTGAGAACGTATTGGCCGTGTCGTTCTTTGGAATGGTGTCACCCGAAGTTCCTATGTTCTTCGGAGCAGCCGTACCAATCGCAGAGGATAAAATGATCTCACGCCATATGGCCGGGCTGACCTGTTCGAGGACATATAATTTATTCAGGTCACTGCGATAGCACACCATGCCCTGTAAGAGGCCAGAGGTGGGGTAAGCCGTTCCTGCAAAACAGGATTTAAGCGCGTTATCGCGGGCGAGCAGATTTACTCGGCTGCCCCCAACGCTGTCTGTTGCTACGATATCTGGGTAGTCCTGCAATTGTAAGCATCCTTCCTGCTACCTGCCGAGTGCTGCCCATGTGACTTCACCAGTCACTAACGTCGCGGGGCTGCTTACATCTCGAAGTATAAAAGTAAAATTAGCCGTTGTCACTCCGGTTATTTCGGCTACAGCTGCCGTGGCTCCGCCCGCAAATACCACAGTGACTTCGGGCGGAATGGTGAACTGCTTGGCAAAAGTTACAGTCTTTCCAGCGATATCCCCTATCAGCACCTCTGCGCTGCCTCGATCATTCACATCCGGTACATCAATGTTCAGGGTGAGCCCAAGGATACCCACCTGATTACTGGTGTCTGCCGTGCGCACGCGCACCCCAACCATAGCCTCTTCGTACTCATAGTCGCCGGGGTAGAAATTCTGAAAAGGCGTGTATCCGACCGGGGGGCTGTCCGCCACGACCTTGAGGTCAGCGAGGCTTAAAGCGTCTGATCGCAACACGAGATCAAACAAGGTTCCCTTGGCCGGGCTGCGCCGCGTATCCTTGACTGCCATCCCCTCTATGAAGCTCTTATGAATAACCCGGAGAAGATCATCCGCAAGAGTAAATTCAGCACTCAAGACCTTGAAGACCGCACGAGTGGCCACGTCCTGCGCATCGACTGCATCCGCCTCACTGCGGGAGTAATCCGCAGGTCGCGCATCGGTCTCTGCTACACTGATACCTTCAGTGATATCCTTGACATGAGTAGCCATCTGCCTTTCACGCTATCAAGTAGGTGTGAAGGTAAACGTAAACGTGATCTCAAGGGTATCAGCGGCCTCTTTTGGAATGGCACTGAAGGTTACGCGATTGAAGAGGGTGCCGCTCGAGGCAGCATTCAACACACCCGCCTCCACGATATCACCCGTACCGACACCCGTTCCGAAGGTAGCAGCCATCGTGAAATTGCTGTCCCCGACACTGTGCCCATATGTGGCAGCCTGCCGGGCCAACTCATTATCAAGAGCAGTGTCCCCAGCATCCACAGCGGTGCCGCCGTTACCAACCGCGATATGAGAAAGCACGTTCGGACGGCTTGCACTGTTGGCCAGCGCGGCAGCCAGAAAATCAATGCCTCCATCGACAACAAGGTTCTTCTCGTGAAAATCACGGACACGGCCATCAGGCTTCCGCAGAGTGGCCTTCATCTCGCCTTTGAGGTGCATCTTTTCGAGCTTCATTACAGTCTCCCTAGTTGGTTATGCCCGGTCATAGAGGTATAGGCGGTCAAACGTGTGTGCCATCGGGGCGTGACTGGCAGCGGCACTACCCTCTGTATATAGTTTTTCGGATTTATAGTAAAGCATCCGCGAACTGTCCGCCTGCACAAAACCGATAAAGATAAAGTCATCGTTGTCCTGTACCGCAATAGGCAAGTCCAGAGTGTTGCCTGTGTTATCCATATAGTAAAGTGATCCATAGGCCTCATCGTATCCGATCTCCAGTCGCTCACCATTGGTGTTGTTCTTGAGCACTGTAAAAATACGCTTGCCGTTCAATATTTCCCGGAGGCGAAACTTAAACATGAGACTGAAAGAGCTGCCCAGAGTTACCGTATAGGACACCTTCGTCAGGTCATTAATCACCAGACCCTGCTCAAACTTGGCGGGGCCATACGTGACTTTCACACTTTCTCCGGGGGTAACTCCTCGCACATCAACCAGCGTGCTGTTCATCGTGAAAGCGTATGCTTCCTCAGTCAGAGGAGCCCTCTTCCAAGCGATCACCTTTTGCAGCTGCACTGTTGACAGGTCGCCCAAGGGCAGCCACGTAATCTGACTTTCAGGGGCTTCCCACGACGCAAGCCACTCCTCCCATGTCAGCCCGCCCCCAACGACATTTACAGGAGTTGTCTCGAGCCAGTTACGAGCCCGCAGGGTCTGACCAAGATCAACCGTGAAGTAATGCTCACCATACATAACTGCACGAGTGCCCTCCAGCAAAACCGGATCGGTACTTTCAAGGCTGATCTCGTCTGTGCCATTCTCCAGCAGAATATGATCCGTGCTCCCATTCGAGATCAGCAGGGTATCGTCAAGCCCTTGTTCCATATCAAAGGTGTAGCCGGGATAGAGGCCTGCCCCGCCATCATTCTGATTGTCATACTCAAGGATAACATTGCGGTCTTGGATCAAAGCACGCTGCGCCATCGCCACGCGGGCATCTCCGCTATAGAGCCCTGCCGTTGATTTGGCACGTATCCAATAATAGGATGCATCCCGCTGAGGGTCTAACACAAGCAGTTCATCGCTCGAACTCTCTGCGATAAGCTCCGACGACGACCAGCTTGTGCCCCGGCGAATTTCATACTTGTTATCCAGCCCGTCTGTGCGCGTCCACCGGAATAGCACATAGTCAGCCTGCGCCACGGCTGTGAATACAGGCGGGCAGGTGGGAGATATAACCGAGGTGGTTATCGTGCTCACGTTCTGTGACAGGATGTTGAGCTGGTCTTTTGCCCGCACAAGAAAAGTGATCTCTGCGCTGTTATCAAGCGCGATATACATGGTGGTGCCGGTCACGTCGCCCACGTATATGGAGGTGTCCCAGTTGGTTCCCTGCCTGACTTCATAACCAACCAGATCAAGATCGGGCACTGTATCCCACTGTAGCATGACGCCATTCACGCGACGATCAGCACGCAGATTGCCAACATCACCGGGCGGGGCAGTCTTACCAAGGATCACATGTGCTTCACTGCTCACCGCCTCGCTCTCGCCCGCAGCAGCGATTGAAGACACATAGAAGTCATAGGTTCCCGGCTCAAGATCGTCCAGCTCAACAGAGGTATCTCGTGTCAGCAGCTCCCGCGAGAGCCCACCATTACTGAGGCCGTACTGTACCCGGAATATGGTCACTCGGGTATCAGTTGGCGTGCTCCAGCCCACATTTACGCGGGTGCGCAGCACGCCGTTGGTTTTGAATAACGTCTCTACAATATCAAGGTTCTCGGGAGGGAGCACCTTACCCGAGAACAGGCGACTGAAATTGACCGGGCTCAGCTTGAAGTCACGATCAATATAATCATGCTTTGCCGGGTTATACTCTACGCCGGTCACCTCAAACATATAACCCTCAACCTCAACGATGGTCGTAATGCGGAACAGGCGCGGCTCAACATCCGTGCCACTGATGCTCCACATGCGGCCCTCTGTGGGCTGCGGGTCGAAGGCTGTGTTGATCTGCAAGGTGGACACTGTCTGACCGGACGTGGTGGTAATAGCACGGGTCTGGAGAGCACCTGTGTCGTCCACCACATTCAGTTCATAGGTATGCCCCGTTGCCAGAGTGACAGGCCGATCAAGTGTCACCACTGTGGGATCGTTCATCAGAAGCGGGTTTTCATTCTCCAGCAGAATATCACCGCCATCTTCAGATGCGATAGGGCTGCCTCCGACAACTAGTGTGCGGCCTGCAAATTCGGCTCCCGCTACCTTGGGATCGACAAGACCAATCACCATGCCCGGCACCACATTCAGATGATCAAGGCCGCAGCGATAAGTGACCGTCTCCTGCTCATATTTCTCAGTGTACAAGAGCCGCTTTCCGTACCGGCTTGCCTGCCCACGGGATTTACATCCGAAGGCGTAAACGTCTGTCTGGCGCAGACCACGGGCAGAAATGTCCGCGTTATCCTCAACCACTTCGATATCGGTACGGTCACCGTCGTTGGGGTTATTCCATGTCACCAGCACAGAGTTGTGCCGTGCCCGGTCACCCGAGCTCGAGTAATTGAACTCACCATCAACCACGTTGGCCCGGCCCACGATCACGTCCGCCTCACGAGGGGCGTCAATGCCGAAGGCCACTGCCCCAGCAGACTGGTAGACCATGCCCCAGAAGTTTGACACCATGCTGTTCAATACTTGGTAGGCATCCGCCTGTGTGTTAATCACACAGTTCAAGGTGAACCGGGGTTCAAATCCGCCGTAGCCGTCCGGCACCAGCTCATCACAGTACTGCGATATCTCATAGAGCTTGGCGGTGTCGACTGCATCAAGATCAATACGATCACCCAACCCGAACCGGTCATTGGTCAGCATATCGAGAAAGCACCATGCTGGGTTATCAGTCCACGCCTGCTTGAACGTGCCATCCCAGAAGCCGGTATAGATGCGCAGCAACGGATCATAATTCAGAGGCACCAGAACCTCACGCCCATATACGTCATATGCGCGGGCGGGAATGCTGTTGCCGAACAGGGAGGCATTAACAGATAGGCCAATATATGCGCTGTCCGGGTAGATGAACTTGTCAGCAATGATAGTGGTGTAGGACACCCATACGGTTTGGTTTTGTAAGGTGGCACTGTCGCTGTCAGGCGTTATGCGGCTAAGCCGTACCAGCCACGGGCCGGTTCCGGGAAGGTCAAACCGGTATGACTTTTCAGTGGGTGCGGTATTCTTGCCCTCAACCAGCAAGTTGCTACGGGTATACGCGACAAACGAAACGATCTCGTCTCCCTGCACCAGTCCGATCTCATAAGAGTTGGCCCCCAGATCAAGCAACGAGTATGTTGTGGTGAAGGTGTGATAATAGGCAGGCTGCCCATCAATATACCCGTCAGCCGTGGCAATGTCGGCCACGCTGCCAATGATCGCGCTCACTGTGCGGGCACCCAGACTGATCCAGCTGGCGGCACCCGACTTCCGGTAGCGAGCCTCCAGTGTCACAGAGGAAGGGCTGTTAAGTTTGACCAGCACACGCTTTTTCACCACCAGCCGGAAGCCCACTGCATTGTTGACTGTGGTAGTCTGTCCTGTGCGCTCCACCTCGTTATAGACGAAGGTCACATCTCGGTACTCTCCATTGGAGGGTTTCACCTCGATCTTGATCTCCACACTCGTGGGCTTCATGTCGCCCGTAGTGGTGTCCTGCAAAGTAAGCGAGGGGATACGGATACGGATACGGCAGGCATCTGCGTCCGCCTCGCTCACCTGCCGCACAATGGAGCCGAGCTGACGGGTCACGGCAGTTTCAACGGTAGTCTCTGCCTCCACCTCATCAAAGCCGGACATGGGGTCTTGGTCAGGATACCCGTGGCGGATATCCCAAACTACTCCCTTAAAATTGTAGCTGCCATCAGCATTTTCGAGAGGTGTATCGTCAAAGAAAATTGACTGCGCACCATTCACCAATCCACCAATTGGGCCTTCACCGATCAGATCAAGCACACGGGCCGTGGCATTCGAGCGTAATGTATTCGGGGCCTCTACCGCAGCGCGGGCGCTTCCCCCGCCTTTACCGCCGCCTCCATTATGCACGCGAATACCGTCCGCGATGAACGTGTGGTGCGGCAAGACAGTTAGGTTATAGACTGTCTCGGGCTCAATAGGGGTGATGCTGTGGATCGGGCGCAGGTGGCCTCTAATGTCTACCAGCGCATCATGTGTGGTGAGCGTGCCCGCCTCAGTGAAGCTGCCCGCTGAATTTTGCATCCAGTGATTAGGCGTAACGAAAATTACACCGCCCCAGAACTCCATGCGCAGCAGGGCTTCATTCTCGTGCTGGTGGACTTCAGAAATCTCGCCTGTACGCATCCGCCCCTGTTGGTCATAGGCATAGACCTGATCGCCTACCTTCAGGCTCTCGATAGGCTTGCTGCCATCCAGTGTGGATACGCGAGTGCCCGCCCGGAAGCAGCCACCACCGGAGCCTTGAGGGCGAGGTATCATAGGGCTAGACGATCCATCCATTCCTTAAATATCCTCATTCTTGATACCACCAGATATAACCACGCTGCCTGTCCGCATCCGCCCGTAGATAAGGGGCACTGGCCCGCCCTGCTCAACCCGGTTTACAGCGCCGTTGAACAGGTAGGAGGCTCGCTCGTCCGAAGTCTCCCGGCTCGAGTAATCTCCCACCTTGGCCACAGGCGTGAGCAGTGAGGCGATGCCGCCAAGGGCAAGAGACGCACCGAACATGGCCATCGTCTGAAAAGACAGAAAGCCCGTACCTAATTCCACCCCGAAGGTGGCAGTCGTGCTGGCAGTACCTGCTGCACTCATCACCGCTGCCGGAGCAAACGCGAAGGCTGCTGCTATCAGAGCTATGCCGAGAACAATACGAAAGCTGCCCCCCGATCCTGCGGGAACCGGAATGATGTGGAGGTCTTTTGAACCGAGGTTCAATCCTTTGCGCACCAGCTCGTTATCAAAGTGAATGGCGTGTTCGTCATCAATGGAGTTACCGGCGACAACCCTATAGGTGCCGTCAATGATGCCCCGCATGAACTTGCCCTTGAAATTCGCTTCCATGAGCCGCACAGCGGCCACAACAGTATTGGCCCGCACAGTGAAGCTCGGGCCGTACTGCTCAGCAAGTTCGCCATATAAAAAAAGCTGCCGCATGGTTCACCCCTTATACCGAATATAACTTATCGCGGTATTGCGCCATTGTATATAAGGGTCGTGCCGGGAAAGTCGGTTTGATAGGTGGTGGAGTACCAACCCATTGTCCCTGATAATGACCACATGATTTGCGACAGGATTATCTCGTGGCGAGTTCACCCGGCACAGCATCACATCGTTTTTAATTATCTGGCTGGCGTCGACCCGCACAAATCCTGCCTTGGCAAAGTTCTGGCTCAGCAAGTCCTGTTTGTTCCGCCACCACTCAGCTTCGCGAGGGGCTATGGGAAGAACTACCCCCAGCTCTTGGCGGTAAACATCCCGAAGCAGCGTGTAGCAGTCATGCACATTCGGGCGGAAACTGCGACCCACGAAGGGCGCTATAGGCAGGCTGTCCCCGAAGAAGAACGGGCCATCAATGTCCTTGACCTCATTAATATGGATGATGCCCCAAGGCAGTCCCATACTCTGCTGTGCGGTCATATCCTGTTGTGAGGGGTACGGATTATCAGGCCCGGTATGCGAGTGGATCAGTGCAGTTACATTGCCCGTGAGATAGTGTGTTTTGAAGGCGTCCATAGCCATCCGAAAGTTATTCTTCGGATGCTCATGCACGTTTCTCATGGGCACATACTCGTTGTTATTCAGCACAAGACCACACGCCTCACGCGGATACTCTGCGAGTGCGTGCTGTACGGCAGCCTGTGCAACTTCAACCGGTATCATTATCTGAACCTCCCTACGCCGGGGAAGGCACGAGTGGGCAGCGCCTGATTGGGGAAGCGTAACTTGCAGCAGGTGTTGACCTGCTTTGACGGCATGTCCTCTTGTGGTGTACCCACCGGCTCCCCGTTGGTGTTGAAATAATTGGTGCCCACATAGGGGCAGGTGGCACGGCTATAATCAAAAGTGCCCGTGGCCTCATCCCAGACCCGATACCTGTGTGTGCAGGCCGAGCGGATGATCTGGCGTCGCGGTAGCTGCATACCCTCTTGGTCAAGAGACGTGGCCAGCTCAAACTCGACCATTACATTGTTCTCGCCGGACTTGCGGTCAACCTTGTATACGTCGAGAGGAAAATAGACCTCACTGTCCGGGTCACTTCCGCTGTCGAGGTGTTTCGCAAACGTGCGCCACCGGGTGACCGTGGCCCCTACGAAGTTGTTGTAGGCGATCATCTCCGGCTTAATCAGGTTCAGCACATTGGCCACTGTGAGCTTTGGCCGGGGGAGCTGCCCGCTGCTGTTCATCTCAAATCCACTGGCCTCTATCGGCAGAGGGAAATACGGGTTACCGCGCCAAGTGACAAACTCAACGCCCTCACCCTCTGTGGATACCGCGTGCCCGTTCTCATCTAAAACCGGGCTGCCGTCTTCATTCAAAACCGGCTCGCCGCCTGACAAAATATTAGGGGTGAAGTGGAATACAGGGCCTCCGAGTTCAGTAAGGTCAAGGTCAAACAAGGTCACCACCTTGTCAGGCGTGAACTTGAGGGCCTCCTGCATCACCTTTGGGTTTAGTGTCATACGTCAAATACCTCTTGCAGGCCGATCTTAACGCTGAAGATGCCGTACTTCACATACGTTATCGTCCAGTCGCTTATGAACCACTTCCGTTGCAGGTACTCATCCGGCATTGCCCAGAGAATGGCTTGGCCGGATGAATGCGCTTTTATAAAGTTCTCGAGCGTCAACTTTTCTGCGGTGCTGATATTGCTGTAGGACAGATTGATTGCTACCGGAGCCTGATTGATACCAATGGCCAGCCGCTGCGAATAGCCGTCCCCGTACTTGACCTCTTTGATGTTCGGCTTACTGGTGCGATCAATGCCCGTATCGGGGGATGGGTACGCGGGTAAAATATCCATCAGACAGTCCTCCCTTTGCCACCAGCCAGAGAACCACCGGGACGCTGCTCACGCTGGATCACCGCGAGTACGGTTTTCTGCACTTCATTGTCGAGCTGCTTATACAGAGCATCAGAGGCGGTTCGGTCTGTGCCACCCTGTCTGTTGCCCCCGTCGATCTGAAAGCTGAAGTTCGGGCTGTAATTGAGCTGTGTGTTTCCGCCCCCGCCACTGGCAGACTGCACCCCAAGGTCACCATTGGAGAGACGACGCAGAGGCATCACAGCCTCCGGCCCGGCCTCACCCATCACGCCGGTACCGCCACGCATGGGGAACGCGGTCGCCTGATTAACTACACCGCCCTTGGCGAACATGGCCACTCGGCCATTGGCAAAGGCATTGCCGTGAGCATTGGCCACTGTCACGCTTCCGGTTGACGCGGGTGTTGAAACACCAAAAGCCCCAAAGATACTATTCAATAGCGGCTTTATGATCTGCTGCTGGATAACAAACTGAGCAATCTGCCCGGCAATATCAGTCAAGATACTACCAATGCCTTTGCGAAGGTCATCAAAGCTATTCAGGCTGCCGCTAACAAAGTCAGACAGTACACTTGAAATGCTCTCAGTGCCTTTATTGAACACGTCCGCAGCAAGGTCACCAGCGCCCTTCATGTTCTCCTGCATGTCTTTTGCAGCTTTCTGTAGGCCCGCCCAAAAATCGTTATGGGCCAAATCCTCCAGCTTCTTAAACCGCTCGTGCTGCAAATCCAGCATATCAAGGTAACCACCAATCTCTTTTGAAAGGGCGGCTGTCCATTGAACACCATTGCGCATAAAGGCAGTGGCAATCTCCTGCTCTTTGCGTGCCCGGCGCACGGCATCTTCTTTCTGGCCATAGTATTTAATTTGCAGGTCAAGAGCCATGCTTTCATCCTGCAAGCCCTCAATCACCTGCTTGATCGTATCCGCCTGCTTCTTGCTAAGCTCAGCAGCGCCGTTATCACCGCCTGAGCTATTCTTGATACCCTCACGCACAGCCATCATCTTCTCAATCGCGGACGTGAGCTGGATATACTGCTCTTTTGCTGTGATAATGTCAGGACTTAACCCTAGTTGCTGGCCAAGGCTGTTGAAAAACTTTCCAACACCGCCAAGGGCTTCATAGCTTTGGATCAGCCCAGCCAGCGCATTAACCTCACCAATCATGGCATTGATCTTGGCGCGACTATCCTCAAGGAAAGCCCGGCGCTGCGCGGCGCTGGCATTAGTCATAGACTGTGCCTTGCTGGCATACTCACCAACGATCTTGTTAAGGGCTGCTTGTCTCCCTGCTGCTTGGCTGGCGTGAGCACCATAGGAGGCCACCACGAGCAAAGCGGCAAGGCCAATAGGCCCGCCGACTAGAGCAAGTGCTCGGCCAAGAATAGTAGCGGCACCCCCTAGAGCGACAAGCCCCGTGGCCGCTGCGGTAGAGTAGCCCGCCATGCGTCCGAGAGCGATCTGATAAAGAACAATCTGTGCAGTATTAGCAATCCAGCCCGCTGCACTGGCTACAAGGGCAGATACCAGACGGGCAGTGATAACCGCCGCCACCGCCGCTATGGCAGTCGTGATCGTATCCAAGTTATCCGCCAAAAAGATAATGGCTGAAGCGAGGGCATTGGTAACTGCCAACACCTTGCCATTCTCGCCAATGAACTTAATCAGGCTATTGCGCAGCTCAGTGAAGGCGCGGCCCACCGTCATGGGAATTTTCTCAAATTCACGGGCGATCTGCTGCCCCTGTGAACCGATAGAGGAAAGAGCTTCAAGCACATTCTTGCGCGAAAGCTGGCCTGCCTCCGCAAGCTGCTTCAAGCTCTTTGTGCCGTCGCCTATTGACCGCTGAATAGCCTGCGCCAAACGCGGGGCGCTATCCAACAGCGAGTTGATTTCCTGTGAAGAGGCTTTGAAGTCGCTGCCTACGGCCTGTGAGAACTGAAGGATAGCACTCGCGGCCTGCGCCGAGCCTTCACCGGTAATGGCCAAGGCCTTTGCTACCGTCTCAGTTACGCCAAGCAAGTCATACTGCGCACGCTTAGCCGGATCAATGGAGTTATTCAAGCGCGTGTACAGGTCAGTGATATTGGCCAGAGGCTGCCCGGTGCGCTGCGCAATCTCAAAGAGCTGGTTTTGGCGTAGAGTTACTTCCGCCATGCTGCTTGATACGATCTGCAAGCGGCCCGTGAGCTGCTTCCATGTGTCTGACATTTGAATGATACCGCCTACCACCACACCGGCGCTCAGTGTGGACAGTACCGGGAACATGGATCGGCCGAGGCCGAGGAAAGACGTGGCCAGATTGCGGTTTGACTGCACCATGCGCGTGCGCTGATTAGTCAAACGCTCTTCAGCTAGAGCAAGCCGCTGCGACTGCAACTCAAGGCGCTGCTCGTTTAGAACAAGGGCTTGCTGCTGCTGTGCCAGCTTCTGTGTATCAAGAGCAAGGCGCTGCGACTGATTTGCCAGCTTCTGCTGTGCCATAGCTGCCTGTGAGGCTGCATTGGCTGAAGTCGCAATATTTGATTTGAAGGTACCGGCAGAGGCATTTAGCTTTTGAAGGGCTGCACTAGCGGCAACGGCCTGCTGCGCCAGCTTCTGCATCTCTTGCCGAGCGGCAGTCAGAACCCCTGTTGCTTCACTTTTGAAGCGAAGAACGAACTGAAGGTCTCTATTGCCCATTACCGCACCCTCGGTTTATTGATCTTGGTTTTCTCCATCTGCTCTCTGCGCTTTTCGGCTAGTTTATTGGCGTCGTTTGTCGCCAAATCCATAGTCCTGACAAGCTGCACGAATGCTGCGGATTGCTCCTCCCACCCACCACTCTCCGGCAGGTGCCCCTTTTTATACCACGAGTATACTTCAAAAGCCTCGTCAAATAAAGCAGGGTCGTCGATCAGAGGGCGACGGGGGCAGCGCGTCAGCTGCCGCCCATCTATCTCCTGAGGAATAAGCGCGTCCGTGGTGCAGCCGCGCTCTATCTTGTGACTGTCGGTGCAGGTAGCGCAATCCCACTTCGGAAGAAGTATGAGAGAAAGGACTACCTGTCTTATTTTTTTGTGTCGGCTTCCTCAAAGCCACTGACCTTGCCAACGGCCTCGGCCAGTTCACGGATCGTTTCAAGATCAATCACGTCCATGATTTCCTTGGCGACCACCTTCATGATAGTCGTGCCGATCTGCACTTCCTCGGTCTTGAACTCCACCAAGGTGCCATCAGCTGCTTGATAATTGCGGAAGCCGCGAAGGCCAAACCGGACAAGCTCAAAGGCAGTCTCGTTCATGCGGAGCTCTGTGGTCATGCCTTCTACCTTACCCAAGTCACCGCTGAAGCGGGTGGACTTGTCGCGGATGGTAGACGCTACCCGAGACGACAAAGCGCCGAGCACAAAGACCGTGGCGTTTTCCGTGCCCTTGGCTGGATCACGGTCGCTCTGATACTCAATGGTCTTGGCGAGATTGATTGCTTGTAACATGGTTGCTGCCCTCCTAGGCTGCTACTTGGTTGCGATCAGTTTGTGGATATAAGAGCCCACATGATCCCCTTGTATAACCTCCGCACTTGCACGGGTCAAGGCAGCGGCAACAATGCGCTCATGCGCCTGTGTGTCTTTAACGGTATTCTCGCGCCGCAGGACTAAATAAACCTTCACGCGGATACCCCCCCTATCAGGGGATTTTCCTTTTCCCACAGCACATCTCCTTACCGGAAAGCCAAAGCGATTTCGTCATTGCCCGTGGTGCGGGCGCAGTTCATGGTAATGTCGTAGGTGAGGATGCTGTTACGATCCCCATACTGAACGCCCGTGAATTGCACATTGGGTGCCTTGAACTGCACCACGTTACCCTTCACCTTGCCCACCTTGGCAGAGAATGCCTTCTCTGTACCGGCAGACAGATCACCCCAAACCGGATGAGTGGCCTCAAGCACAACTTCAGGATTGAAGGTGATTACCGGAGCACGCCCCACGATGATCGCACCTGCATATGCTTCAGCCGCATTCACGTCCTCACGGATTTGCACATCATTGGCCATGTCGAATGTGAACTCGGCTGCCGCAAAGTTGGTATATGCACCCACTGTGAGCTGCGCCAGTTCGACCTGCACAGGCTTCTGCGTCTCATAAGTCGGGCTGACCATCGAAGTGTCCGTCACCGCGTTATAGTCGCCCGTGAAGGTGAAGCTGAACATGCCGTACTCGCCACCAGTGTTCTGCGCACTGAAAGTGCCCCGGCAGCCGGTCAGCTTATGCAGTAAACCATCGCGGTACAAGTAGAGCGTGACGCTCTCGAAGGCAGAGGACACAGGGCTGTATTCATACCCTGCGGGGGTAAGCACCACTGTCCATGTGTCACCCAGAGTGAGCGAACCAGAAAGGGTGGGGGTGATCTGTGCGCCATCCGTAAGAGTGATCGCGGTGCCTGTGGTCACCGTCACCAGCGTGGTATTGACGGCGGGCAACTCGCCCAATGCAGGGGCCGACACCGTGACCTTTGCAGTACCAGAGGCACCGGCAGTCGTGCAGGTCAGGGTGACTGTGCGCTGCATGTAACCCGTATATGCTGTAGTCTTGGCGAAAGACAGAGTGCCTACGTTGGAGCCACCGGCCACGGGAGTGCCGATAGTCCCGGCTGCACCGGTCACCTGCGTCTGGGCCATGCCACAGGCGCGGAGCAGGGCACCAATACGCGGAGGCACTGTGCCGTCTGCATTGCCAGAGCCGCGCACCTCGTGGGTGAAGGTGACACTGGCGGTCTTACGTCCGGCAGAGGTGGCGAGGGGAGAGAGATCACCTCGCACATTGTCGCGGGAGAGCTGGTTAATGTCGAGGTTAAATTCCGGGGCACCGATCAGCAAAGCGTCGGTGCTGGCGGAGGGGCTGGCATCCGTGCGAAAGGTGGTCTCAATTTTTGCCAAAAGGACGGCACGATCAACTAACATAGTCATGGCGGGTTACTCCTCAATCTTTTTATACTGGCCATCCTCGAAACGATAGCAGCCACCTGAACCTGGGTTCAATTTGGCCTTCTCGTCAACCGGGCCTGCTTCCTGTTCGGGTGCCGCCGCTATTTCTACAGTATCGCTTTCTGGCGATGCTGCGTCAACAGGGGAATTGTCACCAAGGATCATGTCTTCTAACTTAGTCTTGCTCATGGTTTTCTCCTCACATCAATTGGTACGGGTTTTCTTTGCTCTCGCGGTATATGACCTCAAGCTGAAGATAGCCTGAAACTACCCGGTCAAACGGGCCTTCAATGTCATAATCCACTTCGAGGATACGTACATTTTCAGCGAGCTGAAGTGCCGTGGTCTGCTCGATAAGGTTTATGTCTGTCATAAGAACACGTTTTAGCTCGGCCAGCACTTTACCCAGCTCCGCGCTCGGCACCGAGTTAACGGCAGTGGAAAACCAGAACTCAAGACCCACCCGGAGGTTACATTGCAGATAGCAGGTCTGGTAAGTGTAGAACTCCTCCATATCCTGAATTGCGATGGAGTTGCCCTGAAATTTCTGTGACCGGTTAAGCTCACCGCGCACTACATGCTTGAAAGATACCCCATTGTTACCCTCAAGCGTCATGCTCTGGAGCTTCCGTTCAAGCTGCTGTACCACGCGCTCGCGCACCGGGACTTCATTGCTCATATATTGAACTCTCCCTTCAACTCGTCTTGAAGGTAACTGCCCAGCGTGGGTAAGAACTTATTAAGTGCGTCCCCCATACCCAGCCGCTTAGGAATGCGAACCTGCTTTTTAAGCACATAAAGAGGCAGAATACCCGTGGCTGTGCGCTGCACGATCAGCAGGTTGTTGTTCTTTGATCGGATGATGAACGTATTTGTCCACTCACGAGCACTGCGCTTCTTGGGAACACCCCGCTGATCCAGCGCCGCAGGCAAAGGAATGGTGAGGTATTTCGATCTGCGGGCCCGGATAACCGCGCCATCTTCATGCGTTTGCAGGTAATAAATTCCGCCGATATAGCCCAGCACTTCGCTGCCTGTGCTTTCCACCTTCAGGCTCTGCGAGATGCTGCGCAGGGCTTGCCCGGAACGCTTTGACAGACTGTTGGCCGTTGTCCCGCCCGGCCACGGCTTACTGTTGCGCTTTATGATCGTGTCAGCCACATACTTCAGGTATCGCTGCATGGCCCTGCGCATGGCACGGGGAATGACCTGCTGCTCATACGTCTTGAGGCCACGGATAACCGCCTGCAATGCCCCGTCAGGGCTGCCGTAGGTCTTGCCTCCATAGGCTGATACGATTTGGCCAGAGATCATCGCCGTCCTACCAGTACGCGCTTAAAGGAAGAAGCCAGTGCCTGCGCCTCGGGGCACAGCAGAAGGGCATTTGAGGCGTACTCGGGGCTGTTGTCGCTGCCTCGGCCCACCACTCCCACGTTGCTCTCCTGCACCTTATTGAACATGTAGATAACCTGCTGGATGCAGGCCATGCGCAGAGTAGGCGGAGCACCAGATATATACTGGTAGGTCACCTCTTGGTCACCCTCACCATACGTGGCATTCTCGACTGCGTATCCTGCCGTGTAATCAACCTGAAGGCCAAAGGTGGTCTGTGCCGTGCCATCAAGCAGGTACAGTGCATTGGTATTTGGGTTCAGATAATAACCAGTGGCTGCTTTCACAGTGTCCGTGCCAAACACGCGATCCGGGTCATACTTCACGGTCACGGCCAAGCTCGCGTCAACCGGATAGCCCCGCAAGGGGAAACGCTGCACGCGGTTCTGCTCGAGCAGACCAAAATCACTCACTGTATTGCCGGTTAAATCATACTGAAAATCGGTGCTGCGAATGGTGGAGAACTTTTCAGAAAAAGCTTTCCGGGCGAATGTGGCCCGGCAGAACACCTCAAGCAGAGCCGTGGCTGCGCCACCTAGCTCCACGAGCTGCCGGTCAAACTCTTGGCTGTCGTCGGCCAGCTTGATATAGGCTTTCAGATCATCAAGGCTCACAAGAGTTGAAATGGTCATTTGCCTAGCCTCTCAAAGTAGAGAAAGGGGGCTTCACGCCCCCGATCCCCTATTACCGGCTACGGCTTCTTGCCGGGGCAGGAGCCTTGTCAGTGGCTTTCGCTACCGGCTTGGCAGCGGCAATGGGCGGATCATTCTGATCCTCTTCATCCCCAGTGCCGCTTCCCTCTTTACCCTCGGTGTCCTCATCAAAGGACACTCCGCCGTCGCCTTGCATCGCATCAAGGTCTGCCAGCTTGTCGCTCTTGTCTGCGGCCTTTACGGCCACTTCCTTAAAGACGAACTTCTGACGATCTTCTCCGCTGGTGCCACCACTCTCCTGCACGGTCACACGGTCGATAGCGTTGCGGTTAAGCTTCGCCTTCTCTTCCAGAGTTACCAGTACCGGCTTGCCGCGTTCAAAACGCTTCGAGCCGAGATAGTAGGTTTCACCGCGTACCAGAGTTGCTTCATACATCTTTGACATTTTGCTGCTCCTGTTTAATCAAGTGCTGCCGTATTGTCCACGATTAGACTACAACGGTCTTAATAGGTGCTACCGTGCGGATTGTATTCAGCTTGGTAGCAATATAAGCGACGTTAGCGCCCCATACGACAAGGGCGGCATCCATCGCAACCTTGGTAATGCCGGGGTCGGCGGCAGTGCCAGTGTTGGTGGAAATGGCTGCAATGGTCGAGTTTTTGGTAACAAGACCATCACTGTTCTGTGCAAAATTCGTCTTGGTGATCGTGAGCGGGTCAACGTCCGTGGCCAAGCAAATCTTGTTAACAAGGCTTGCCAGCTCATAGAACGCATCGTTCAACACCAAACGAATTGCATTGGTTTCAGTTGCCTGCGAACCCGTGGTAGCCGCAGCTACTGAAAGGTCAAGCGCAGCAATGGTACCGTCCGCTGCCGCACCGCCTGAGCTATCAGTGATGGTCGGCAGAGAAAGCACGGTCGCCATCGCATTCGCTTTGGCAGCCAACTCAGTGATCGCGTCTTTGATCTTGCCAATGGCAGTGTCAGCTGCGGCCTTTGTCGCCAAATTGGTAGCGGCGTTGGCCACGTTGGTGAAGGCCGCAACACCCTGCACACCACCGGCCAAGGCAGCGTTACCGCCAGAGCTATTGGTGAGCGCAGTGATCGCTTCAACTTTCACCTTGCCCAGCGAAAGCGCGAGATCAGCGATAACGCGGCTGTGACTGGTAGCGTTGGCGTAGGTAAGATCGTGACGGTTAATTTTCGAGATACGACGTGCCATGTTCTTTCTCCCTATATGGCTGGTTACTCACTTCAGGATTGCAGGGGGTTTGTGGCCCCCTGCTTTATCCCTAACTCAATTCGCTATTACAGCGAGCCAATATTGCTGACCTTCACAACCGCATCCGTCTCTTCGATAGCGGTAGCGATACGGGCGGTCAGGACGATCTTGACCTGACGCTCGGAGATCAGGCGCTCGCTTTCAATGCGAACATTGCGCTGGATGCCGAAAATCAGGTTCTTCGGGTCAGTGAAGAGCAGGGAGGTGGAGGGCATCAGAGCCACACCTACCAGCGGAACACCGAACACGGGAACCGGAGTATTGCCGGTCAGGATCGCGTCACCAAGACCCGTACCACGGCTGGCCAGAGCAAGACGGTAATCCTGCTCAGCATCCGGGGTCGAGAAGAAGCGCATCAGATTGCGGTTCCGGCGATACTTGTTCGGCAGAGCCTTCAACGTGGTGTTGAACAGGGTGGGGTTAAGGGCCGCACCGTCCGCATCAACCACGTGAGCAGTCGAGAGCTTCAGCACACCGTCCATCAGATCGAGATATGGATCAGTGTTGTTGAGCGAGGTATCACCGTTGATGACCAGCTCTTCAAGATCGAGAGCAGCACGCTCAGCGATCATGGCGAGGATGGTGTTCTCAAGGTTACCGCGCTCAATGCTGTCTTCCAGCGTCGAGTAGGACAGGCGAACTTCCGCGATAACTTCCTTGGTGGTCAGCGTGACCTTCGAGGTCTGCGGCTTAGCGCGGGCCCGGTATTCACCAGAGGTCGAGGCATCAAAGCTGGTGCCATCCACAGCGGCATCCGCAAGAGCAGTCGCTTCAGTGGCAGAGCGAAGGATACGCTTGCCGAAGCCCATCTTGTTGATTTCCATGCTGGGACTGTTCATCGTCTGAACACGCATCTGGCGGAGCAGCGTGGGCTGGTCAATCAGGTTACGGATAAAGGTGTCCGACTGCTCAACAGTCAGGAGGCCACCACTGGACAGGTCGCTGATGATCATATCAGCTTTCTTCAGGTTTTCGGGAAGACCGAGTTCTTGCTTAGACATTTTATTACCCCTTTAAGGACAGTTGGTTGGTTTCCGGGATACCCCGTGTTTTGAGTGCCGCTACTACAGCGTGCCGCGCATACCAAGCGACATCTGGAAGAGGTGATCGTCGACCTTGCGGATGCGATCTTCGCTCTTCTTTTCAGTCACCTGAGTTCCGGGTACGACGCCTTCGTCATCCGCGCTCTTACGGGTCTGCCGCGCCGTTTCCAGCTCTGCTACCCTCTCACCGGCCTTGCTGACCTTCGCAGTGAGGTCTGCCAAGCCTTCGCTTGTGCCCTTCTGAATTTCGGCAACTTGGGCAGTAACTGCCTTGATGCTGTCGTTCAGGGGACTAACTGCGTCAGTGACCGCCTTGGCGATCAGAGCAGCAATATCTGTTACGGGCGGTGCAACTTTATCAGCGCCCTTCTGTTTGGTGTCGGCCTGCCCAGCTTCTACCGGGGCTGCGGCTTCAACAGGAGCCTCTACAGCAGCCGAAGCATCCCCTTCCGCAGCAGCGGGGGATACATCGGTAGCAGCCGCCTCAGCGGCAGGAACTACGGCTTCGGGAGTATCAGACTTCTTGGTGTCTTCAGTCTTTGGCTTGGTCATAAATGCCTCCTTCATGGCAGTTGAGCTAGTGCCTGCGCTCTCAAACGCCGCGAGGACTTTCACGATAAGCTGGCCGAACTCAGCGCAAAGCGTGGTGATACCTGCCTTGTCGCCATCACGCACACAGTTGTAAAGCGCATACCAGAACGCATCATTCAGCTCGTACATACCGGGGAAGCCGCCATCGGCTGCATCAGCCATGACTTCCTGAATGGTTTTTCCGCTCGACAGACTGGAAGCCCAGTAGTCGTACTTCTTTACCAGCGCATCGGCAGTCAGATCGCCGCACTTGAAAACAGACACGGCCTCGGTTTTGGCGGCTTTTGTGGTTTTGCTCATTTCAAGTCCTTCTGCGCTTTCTGCAAGTTGACCAACATAGAAGGTTACACCCTCTTCAATAGCAATGGGCTTAATCTCGCCCGCAAAGCTGTCTGCTGATTTGGCGGCAACCGTAAATTCAGTGTCCGAGGCTTCCAGAGTAAAGTCCGTGTAGCCCTTGACTTCAAGATATGCCTTGGCGTCCGTATCACTGGCAAAGCGAGATTTGCTGAGTGTAACCTTATGGATTTCGGCCTGTGACGGCATATCTTCCTCGTTTAATGCACGCGCCTTGGCGACGCTCTTAAGGTCTGTCTGACCTCGTTTGCCGTCGTTGTCAATACTACGGAAGTCACAAATTTCACTTTTCACCACGTTGAAGGGTGTCTGGTTCGCGCCATGTCCCACCAGCGATACGAACTCAGGGGTAGGGTCGATGAGTTGATTTGCGATACGAGAAACGGAAGTGACAACACGCTTCATGTTATTCTCCTGTGATGATTATACGGTGCGAGTGATTATTGCTCTTCTCAGTGGCCGTGCCCCGCTTGATTAAATGGGAGTGACCTTCGTCTTCCGAAGTCATGCCGCCCTCAACTTTCCCATCCAGCGCAAGCTTAACATAAAAGAAGTGGCTGTGTCCTTCGTTATCCTCGGTCTGGCCCACGCAGTCGGGCGTCGTGTCCACGCTGACAATAACGGCCACCTTGTAAACCAGAGCCTCAAAGGAATAGCCGTTCAGATCGCCTCTTTTAATGGCCTGCCACACGGCATCATCGGGAACCTTTACACCCAGCACCCACGCACCGGGCGTGTAATCGGGGTCACCTTCACGGGCAACAAAGCTCTCGATTGGATAGCTGCCATTGCTCTGGTTGTTGTGATTGGTATCAATGGATCGACTGACATTGCTCAGCTGCATAAAGCGATGCGCCATTGCCTCAATGTCTTCGGGGGCCATGAAATCACCGTGGCTGTCCAGCACATAAGGCGCATAGACTTCCCCAAAGCAGATGCGCTTCTCGTCATCAAGTTTCTTGATGCGGACAAAGTGCTGATTTTGATCTTCTTTGTGAATGCGCTTCATGGTCGGTTTGAACCCCGGTTCATTTTCTACTAAAATAAACTCGTTTTACAGAAACAACAAGAGTTATTCATTCGACGCCTCGGGGGCCATGTCCAGCAGATCGACTGTCTGTCCTGCAAGAGCGTGAGTGCAGTCGCTCAAGAACTGTATCCGCCCATCCGTTACAAACGAATGACAGATCATGCAGTCAAACCCTTCTGCCTCTTCCGGGTGTGCTGCGTTCTCCGCGCAGTTGTAACAGCCCTCTGCCTTCTTACCTGTGCAGTAATGCCCGCTGCGGGCAAGAATGCTCGGGCTAAAAGTAGGAGCTTCCATGTTCCCATTAAACTGCCAGCCTGAGGCAGGATAAGGCCGCACCACGGGCACTACATGCGTATGCTTACAGCCGGGGCACTTGAAGCTGTACCCAACCTCGGAGCCGTTATCGTTGCGATATTCCCTAAGCTTAACGCCCATTCTTCTGTCCCCGGTCAGTCTATGAATTTGATAGTCGAGCGGCAGTTAGGATGCAGAGGAGGGATTATAAATCCTCGCTGCCGCAGCTCATCATTTGTTAAGTCTTGAATGTCCTCTATGGGCAGCCACGGTGCGACACTTTTTATGTCTTCGCCTTCCGCCTCAGCAGCTCGAGTGACCTGTATAGCAGCATCCGCCACCCAGAACTGCTTCCCGTTCATAAAGAGGCATATATCGGAAGTCCGGCTATCCAGCACAGCCAAGATTTGATAACCCCTCCTGCCCAGTGCCTGCCCGGCCCGGATAGCTCCGTAGTGATATCCACGGCTGGCTGCCGCGTTGGCCACTACGCGCCAGTAGGGCACGCTCTTTAGGCGGTTTGACATTGCTTCGCGGATTGCCTGATACGTGGTGCTATCCAACTGGCCGGTCAGGAGTGCTTCCTGCACAATGGATTGAAGCTGGGGCACCACCATCCGGTTAAAGTAGGTGTTGGTGTAATACTTGGATGCCTGCACCATGTCCTCAAGAATGGCCTTGGCACGGAAAAGCTCCCCTGCCAGTTTTGCGTCTCCTGCCATTGCTGATCCCGCAACGATGGAACCTTCAATCGCACTGGTGACCTTGGCTTCAGTATCCGCGTGGGTAAACACATTGCTGAATTCAGGAGTGACTTCTTCAATAGCCTTACCAAGGCCGCGAATACCACGAGCATCAAGCTCCGCATACATCTGCGGCAAGACCTCTTCTCCCACATTCTTGAAGGCCAGCCCCAAGAGCCCAGCCAGCAGCAGCTCGTAGGGAAGAAAGTCCTCGCCTCCACTCTCTTCCTGCGGGTCGTTGGCCACGGCCTTCCTGAGAGCCTCAGGAGATAGCTGCTGAAGCTGATTGCCTTTGTCTATGAGCTGCTGAAAAGCATCCGGGGCATCAGCATGCTGCGGCAGGTCACTTGCGAGTTTTTGACACTTTACGCACATTGTTATTCTTCCCCTTCAGCCCGTTCAATGCCTGCTTCACAAGACCTTTGATCTCCTCACCCGTGGCCGGGTCAACCTGTGTGTCTGCAGGAGCAGTGTCCCCCTGCGCGTCCAGCGCGTCTGTGGAGGCTGCGATAAGGCTATCGAGCCCCTTGAGCTGCCCCTTCTGCGCCAGCATCTTCACGATCTCGAATGGGAAATCGCCCCAGTCCTCTTTGACCGTCTCGATGTTGAGATCAAACATCTCGTTAGCGATGCCAATCGCCACATTGGGCGTCAGGGCACCCAGCGCATCCAGCGTTTTAAGGGCATCGAGCACGTCCTTGGGATTTGATACGCGGGGCGGGTTAGACCGGAATTTCCAGTAGATCGGCATCCGGCCTTCAACGTCCGAGAGAACCACCTGATTGAACAGGTCATCAATTTTATTACGCTCCGGGCCGAACACCTGCGCCTCTGCCATAGTGAGCGACGCCTCCGCCGTGTTTCCTTGGATAGCCACATACCCGTTACGGCGGGTGACAAATAATCCTGTCGATACCCGGAAACACCATACCTTACCCGTGTAAGGTTCCCGCGTTATATCTGTCTTAAGAACGCGAACACGGTCTCTGCCTTCACTCATTTGAACACGTAAGCAACGTGTCCCTTCAATTATCTTAGCAGTGTAACCCAAGCGTAGCGCGATTTCCTGCACCTGCCCAGCCAGTACCTCTGACTGTGTTGAGTAAGACATGCTGGTACGGCCTTGACGAATATCATAGGTTCCGTCTCCCGCCATAAGCGCGTCAAAGAGTACACGCATCTGGCCATTCGGCAGGTGCATAACTTCATTAGGCAGTCGCTTATTTATGGCATGTGTACCAGTATTTTTTCTTAGCCAGTTTCTAAAACCCTTATGTCGGATAGTGTGATAAACCATATCCGGCTTTGTGGGGGGCGATTGAGGGTAATTATACCGCACGGTATATCCGGCCTTCTCAAATTCCTGCATACACGCAGTAATCTGTTCCAGAACATCGCCCTTGGCTTTTTTATCCCCACGAAGCTGGCCGATAACAATCTCAGTGGTTCTGCACCCCTGAGCATCCTGTATTGTACAACCCTCTGAGACAAATAGACCGAGAAACTGAAGGAATAAGTCCGCGCTAACCGGGGCCACCTTAGCCTGTGTGGGAGCTAGTGTTCCACCTTTCAGTAATTCATGCGGAGGCTCGAAAGAGATAAGAGGCTCCTTGCTCTCAAAAGTAGCGGTGTTCTTCACAGCCATACGGCTTTGCACCATATGCTCTACTGTCTCTACCCGCCAGTTGTCACGGTAGTAGTTGGCAAATAACATCCGGTGTCCCGGTGTAACCGCCATATCATTATTACCGTTCTTGATACGGAATAACTCACCTTTAAAGTCATAGATGAATGGCTTCCCGTTCTCGGGTACTTCAAACTTAACCTCTCCAGTAGATTGGTCATATGCCGCTACTTTAGTACCCTTCTTAAACTGGTCATACCGTTGCCAGCCCTTATTAGTCAAAACCTCCGTTTTATCGTCATAGCATGCGTAAGTCATGTCCTCGCTGCGACCAATGAAGATCGGGGGGATACGGAAAGAAGATCGCACCTTCGTCTGGTTGTTCTTATCGTACTCTTGGAATAGGGCGTCGTTCTGCCGGTCATGCAGCATCGACTTCATCTCTACCTTGGGGGCTGAGATTGATTTGTCCGGGCCAGCTGCCTTCTCAGACCCTTCGGCCTCGAGCACCATGACGCGATGTGAAGACTGGCGACCACGCACCGCGTTGATATGCTCTTCAATCTCGTCAATGCTGTCCGCAGTCAAATGCCCGCCCGATACCATGATAGCCATAGCCGGAATGGCATTATCCCGGAAGAAGCTCAAGTTGGTCATTTCGCTTTCACGGCTGCCCAGCACGGCGGGGAGCTGGTTAATCCAGCGTGGCAGCCCATACAGATTGCCGGGGGTGTAGAGCGTGCCAAAGTGGATTTCAGTGGCCATATCCTCCGCAGCGGCTCCGGGAGTTATCTGTCCCGTCTTTGAGCTGATCGGGCGGGGATCGCCGTACTCCTTAAAGTAGGTGCGGTGCGATCCGACCTCCTGCACGTACCGGCGAAAGCGGCGCTTGATCTTCTGCATAACCATCTTGCCGTCGCGAGGCAGCCAGATCGAAACCTCTGTCTCCTCATTATCCATGCCGGTCAAGCGCATGCTGTGCGCAGGAACATGGTAGATCGAAACGATCTGACGATTGAATGTGCCCCGGCAAATCTCAATGTAGCGATATCCAAACGTCTCAAGATCACGACGCACGCGCTCCCGAAACTCAAGCAGGCCATATTCGCCGTTGGGCTGCGCTGTCAGGGCCTCAAGTCGGGTAAGCTCCGCCTGAGCCTCCTTGCTCTCTTCACCGCCCTCCGGGCCCACATACTCAAAGCGGTGCCCCATTGCTTCGATATTGATAACCATCGCATCAATGCACTGGCGGAGGGTGTTGTTCTCGTTGGGCAGGCGCATAAGGGCGTAGGGATTGAAGGGGGGTGCAATCACGCTGTTGACGCCCAGCGGAGAGCTCACCTGATAGCTTTGGCTGAACGGATCGGCAATCTGCGTACTCTCATACGTCTTCAGGGCTGCGTAAAGGGGGCTGTCCTCTTTATCAGAAGCCTTTGCCACGCCCCCAAAAAGAGTAACACGGGCCGACCTACGGCGGCTTACCCGCACGGGCTCTTCATCTGAAAGATTGATCTTGCGGGTGCGCTCACGTACAGGCATGAAAATACTCCTACCACCTTGTCAGGGCCAATAGAGTAAATCCTACCACTAAATTGCGAGTTTAGTCTATTCTGCTTTTTTCACCCGCACCCTGCGGGATGAACCCTTGTTTCTCAGCACCAGATTATGCATCGCATCCATAACCTGTATGGCAAGATCACGGGCCTGCGTGAGGTTTAGCTGTACCTCTCGTCCCTCAAAGGTGATAGATATCAGGCTGCTGCTCTCCGGCATCCTGTGCAGCTCTTTTACAGTGACTTTTGCCATGCTGTCGTTTCCCTTTTCCTGCGAGAACGTCTGCCCGCTCGTTATGCTGTAAACCGATGTGCCCCTTCACCCACCTGAAACTTACCTGACTGTGCACAAGGCCAATGATCTTTTTGATAAGCTCTAGGTTCTTGACCGGGCTGCCATCCGCTGTGCGCCACCCTCTGCGCTCCCATCCGCGCCACCATATGGATACTGCGTTGATCGCGTATTTACTGTCAGAGTAAACCACCACTCGCTTGTCTTTGGTCTTCAGGGCCTCCAAGCCCTTGTAGATACCCATGAGCTCCATCTCGTTGTTTGTGGTCTGCCCGCTGCCCCCGTGCAGCTCCTTGTAGTGCTGATTGTATAGCAGCACGGCTCCCCAGCCTCCCGGCCCCTTGCCGCCCCGATCCACACGGCTTGAGGAGCCGTCCGTGAATATGTGGACGATATCCTCCGCAAGGTGCAGCTGCTTGGTGGGTCGCCTAACCCGCTGTTTTCGCATCGGCATGCTCTACCACCTCGTTTAAAAATTCTTGTTTGTGGGTGTCCGGCAAGGGTACAGCTTGCATCATATCTATGAAGGCAGCCTGTATCCTTTGTTTGTTGATCTCCCCATTGTAACTGCACATGGCTTGATAGAGTTTTGAACCGGGGTTCAAAGGTTCGTCTGCGATAAACATATTCCCGGCCAGCTCGCGAGGAGGCGGACGCATGGAGAGGCCTTTAAGATCGTATGTCTCAAATAGCATCTCACTAAATTTCTGCACCCGTGAGGCAAACCATGCGGGCGGCAGATAATGGACGTTCTTGTTAACCCGCTCGTTCCACCAGACCGTCGCGGCATATTCCGCCACCGTGCCATAAATCATCTCGTAGGTATGAGATACGATCCGCACACATTCGTTCATGCGGTTTTCCTGCACGCGCATCTCTCCGACCATGTTGGCCAGCAGTGCCTTTGTCTCTTTAAGCTGATGGATCAGGTCTGCCCGGCTGGCCCGGCCATACGTCTCAACATCCACCTCCGTATCCAGATCGATGTTCCGACGCACCGGTTTAGGGGAAGGGGATTTCGGGTTCTGGCTCATGTATCTTTTCCTCTCTCAGCAAAGGGCAGTTTAACCAAGCATACTCGCCCCACAACAAAATCGCAGCTCTGTCATAGGCATCCGCTGCGTCCTGTAGGTTCTCATAACGTCCAAGGTATATCTCTCCGTACTCGTGATGCTGTATCCGGGCTCGATATCCGCCAGTGCCTATCAGCCCTACCCCTTTATAACCGGACAGATTGTTTGTCAGGCAGTTATAGAGGTTTTGCCGCTCGGTACATATGCGAAGATTGGTGCGGCGGTTATCGAGCGTGTCTCCATTGATGTGGTCAACCACCAGTCCGGGCGGGCAGTTGGTAATCTCGCGGTGCATATAAATGCGTTTGCCGCTCACCTTCCTGCATGCATATGCCTTCTTGGCCCGGTCTAGGTTCACACCCCACTTCACGGCAGAGAGCCGCTTAAAATCGTCAACAGAGACAAGTGCAGAGAAATTGCGTGGTAGGTAGATAATACAGCTCATGCGCCAGTCCCCAACGCGGGTTTATTAGCATATAACAGTTTATTTGTCAAGCGCAGAAAAGAGAAAAGGCCAGAGGATGTTGGCGTCCTCTGGCCTCACGTAAAGCACCGCTGGAGACTTTGGGGGGAGGTTAATCCACGCGCTGTCGAGTGCTTCAGTGGCCTATGCGGCTTTCTATTCTGTTACTATACCGTAGTTATGCCCATTTGTCAAGCTCCTCTTGACCGGTCACGGGCCAGCTTGGCCTCCACACATATAAAGCCGAGCTGCTCATGCACTATCAACTCGTTGAGCTGTCGCTCGTCTGCCTGACGCTGAGTGGCGCAGGTGAAGCTGCACTCTTCAAGCTCTTCGTTCTTCTGGAATTTCATGGTGAGATGGTAGCCTGCCAACATAGGATATCCTCCGATATGGCAGGACTACCCCATTTCATTTCCTGTGTCAAGTAGGGTATTGCAGCCTACCGATCCAGCGTCGTTACTATGGTCTTGTCCCTGACCACAAAGGTGGTGCCGTCCACGTTTATCCTACACGCGCCCGCCTTGATGTAGCCAATCCGCTCCGGGGTGAGTATCTGCCTGCGGACGGCATCTATATCAAACTTCAGCACGCGCTCAATATATCGCAGCACCGCATGGTCTGATACACGCACCTCCCCGCTGGCTCCGCCGCTCTCCAACTCGATACTCAGCTGGCGTCCCTCCCGCTCGAGGTCAGCAAGACCACGCTGTGATATGGACACCTGTTGCCGGGCCTGTGGTATTTCCTTATGCATTAGATCACGTAGACGCTTCTGTTTCTCCAGCTTCTCGTTGCTCATTATTTATCCCCTGTTAGCGATCAACTCCTCGAAGGTCTGCGGTACATAATTCAGAGCTTCACAGCTCACGTTAATATATCGCATATCAAGCTCTTCGGACAGGTCATCATTGATCCGCAGGCTGTTTTTATGAACATGCCCGTGGATGTTAAACCGGAAGCGGCTCAGCTGGGCCGGATGCACCGGTATGTGAGAAAGGATGCAGCCTTTATACTCCATGCAGCCAAGCAGGGAAATAAAGTGCCGCTGATACACTTCGATTTTGGCCGGGGAGGTGTCGTGGTTACCCATGATGAGTACCTTGGTGCCCGGCAACATGGAGAGATGCCGATCAAGGCTCTCAGGCGTGGTGTTCAGGGCCACGTCGCCCAGCACGTACACCTTGTCTGCTGGAGTAACCCGGCTACACCATCCCGCGATCAGTGCGTCGTTCATATCTGCTACGCTGGTGAAGCCTCGGTACTCCACCAGTTTGATATGATCGAAATGCAGATCAGATATCATGAACCTCTTTGACATGCCACCTCCTGCGATGCTGCTTATATGAGGGGTACACCCGGACTACCGCATATCAGATAACGCAGGCGTCGAGCCCTTTTTCTTCACATATCCAGACGGGGATTGTGAACACTTTATCGCCGTCCCACTCCGTGAGGCTTTTTGGCAGGCTAACCCATTTTTCTTTACGTCCGTACTGAGGGTGATTTTCGTACTCGCCAGCGAATACCATGTAGGCCGCGCCAGTGTCCTTGCGAAGCGCAGCCTCTATGTCCACTACCTCTGCTCCTTTACGCGCCATGCTCTCTTCCTTTCGTTTTGCGGGTACGACCCGTTGGTGATACTTTGGCGTGTAGAGATCACGCGCTATGAGGTTTCGTTTGAACTTCATGGTTAATTCATCGCGATCAAATAACTGATTGAACCGGGGTTCAAAGGCTCACGGTAAAACGTGTGATTATACAGGCGCACAGTCCTGACCATATAATATGCCCATCGGGGCTTGTCTACTTTATTATGTGCATAATAATACATAGCGCCACCTGTCGGGTCAGATATAGCACCCAGCCACACCAAGCACGCCACCTCTACTGCCTGCTTCCACTCGGGGCTGCTGTATATTGGCCGGGCACTCCTGATATCAGTAAATTGGTGAGGCTGGTAGACAACCCCGCATGCGGTTCCGGGATAGCGACTTCCGCTTATCCTGTTTTTTATCACCCATGCCACAGCGGTCTGCCCGGATACGGGCTCCCCCCTGCTCTCATGATATATGGCTGTCGCCACACACATCATCTCTCGTTGATCTAGTTGGGCAGCCTCCTGATAACTTGAATTGGCTAGTAGGTGTAAAAGAAAAGCAATAATAACGCTCATGTTAACTCCTGCTGCGCGTCCGTTCTCGCACTCGGGGAACGCTAATGACCGGGGCGGTAGGGGCCGGTAACGCTTCATCAAGTACCGCCGTCTTAAGCTGCTCGGGCTTCTGCACTTTCGGGGCAGGAGCTTTCACAGGCTTAATCGTATCTGTCTCGTCGGGCACCGGGGCCCGGATCTTGTCTTCATCTGTGGGGCGCAGCTTTGCCGGGTCGAGGTCGCCACGGTCTGCCAGCACCTCTAGTAAGGTACGAAGGGTGACACTGTACTGGGCGCAGTGCCGGTCAACCAGATGAGGAGGCATTTGCAGGCGCTCACGCTTTGCGCCACCGGCCACGAGGCGACGGATATAAAACTCGCGCATAACGCCATGCAGGTAGTCGGGGTCAAATGTGGCTTCCTTACTCATCGTTCAGTCCCTCGTCGGTGTTGGTGATTTTGTGTCCTGCTTCAGCAAGGATATCGCGGCACGTCTGCTTAAGGTCTAAGCCCGGAGGTAGCTCCACGTTAGACGGCAAGATTATCTTGCGCGTCACCTGCTCGCGGGGGTCGTCCAGCCGCAGCACGTTCAGGTAAAGCTCCGCTGTTTTTGTTGGGTTGTCAAAATAATAAAAAGCGCGGGCCTGACTTTTAGGACACACCTTCTGCAAGTATTCCCTAGCAAACTTGTCTATGTACATGATTACGCTGCCTTTCTGTTCTTTGTGGCAATTCACCAACACTCTTCCGCTACATGCCCAATCGAGGCTGTGCAGCAGGCAATACTATTAATTAACTTACGCAGCCGCGCTTTCCCACTGCCCCAATATGGTTACAGCACTCTTGAGCCGATCACCCGCCTGCCCAAATAGAACAAGCTCGTTTTCCAAAGCCGCAAACTTGTCTTCGTACTCGCGGATCGCATCAGAAAGTCGGGCACGCATAGTCAGTGCATTACTCATGCTTAAGTCTCCCATCTGTAAAGCGCATCAGGCTTTGCCTTTGTATTTAACAACAGAAATCAGATAGTCACGCTCTCTATCATAAAAGCGATCAGTCCTGCCGGATACGCGCTGGTAGACCCTCTGCCACGCCACCAAGTCGGAGATAAACCTATTGATCGAGATGGTGCCATAAGGGCTCGGCTGGCCCCCATAGGTGCCGCGTACCCGGTCTATAATAAACTGCTTGGCATCATCGCCCTGCTTAAGTATCCAAGGCAGAGGCGCACCGTTGCGGGAGATGTTGCGCTCCCCCTTTATGGGCTTCCCGGTCAGCGGATGCAGCCACACATGCACATGAAACGGTATCCCCGCGCACACCAAGGGCAAAGCCTCAACCTCCACAGAGGTTACCTTGGCTTTGTAATCCTCTGTGAAATACAGCGTAATGTTTTCAGGCATATGTGAACCCCGGTTCAAAAATTGTAAAAGGAAGTCTCAACGGCCTCCACCGGCCCCGTGTTACAGAAGAGGACACCGCAGCGGCCATTCTGTTCGTACACCACAACACGGCATAGCAGCTGGTCACCTCGATGGGTCACAGTGAACGCGGTATCGCTCTCCCCCTTCGCGGAGTTATTAACGCCCACGCGAAAATCATCAGCATCCACTTCTTCTGCGCAGCTGACCGTTTCGTCGTGCCACGCCTTCGCAAAGTCCCGCACAAAGGTAGATTGCGGGAGCAGCTCGATGAGGTCTTCGTCTGTATTCTCTGACATAGTAGCCTCCCTCAAAGTGCGCATCCGTGCCACAGCGTATTATGCTGCTCGTAATCGCTGCCGTAATCCTCGAATGTCGCGGTATAGGAGTGCCGGGCGAGTTCTACAGGGTCATCCTCTGTGAGGTGGAGCTCAACGATAACCCAGCCGTCCTGCTCGTGCTCACCTGATGTGTCCTCGTCGGCATCGCACATCCGCTCGTAGAATGTGTCATCGCAGTAGGTCTGCGCTTCCTTAAGGGTGTCAGCCTCGACCTCGTGCTCTTCGCCCCAAGGGTCGACCACGTTAAACATCTTCAGAGGGTCAATGGTGATTTGTGTAGGCATGGTGCGTCTCCAGTAAAAGTATCCAACGCCCACACCCTAACCCCTAACAGTTTTTTTGTCAAGTGCTTTTTTATTTTTAGGGGTCTTCTTAACTGGTAGGGGCTCGCCAACCCCGAACTCCCGGAATACAGGCTCAAGCAGTCGTTTACACATCCTGAAATCACCCTCGGTCAGCCGAAGGTGAAGCACAGTGTCTATCCGCTCCGCCAGAGACAGCATGGTCTCTTTTTTGTCGTCTTCATGGGAGGCCTGTTCTTCCTCCGCTATCTCCAAGAGGCGGGCAGCCACACGATCCTCGAATTTCTCTTCTTCGTCTTCCGGGCAGGTGTCCCCATATGCAATTAAGCATTCAAGCACCTCCTCTTTATCCGCGTTCGGCTTAAAGGTAGCGGCCAGCTCCTGCCAGAGATATAGGTCATCGCCCATCAGGTAGGGGTTCATCGACGGGGCCTTCCCACGATAGCTCGATACGTCTTGCTTTTCTTTTAACTTATTTTTAGACGAGACCATTCAGTATCCCTCCGGGTAGTGAGCCCTCGGCGGGGTCAACCCGACAAGTGCCAAAGAGCCACCAATGGCTCTCCGGCTTGCGCTCGTTTGTAAAGTCAGTGACTGCGCGGACATGGCCAAGAGCCTCGCGATGGGTATCAAACGGGCCCAGCAGAAGCGCGTAGGAGCTCCTGTCCCGGATAGTGCTCACGTAAAACCCTCCCCGGAGTTTTGTATCTGGGGAGGGGTTCACACTCACTCTGGAAGACAGCTTAGGCATACGCGACTTCTTCCTCATACCCAAAGGCCTCAAGGCCGTCATCATCCTGTTCGGCCAGCATCAGGGCCATTTCTTCGTTCAGGCTGCAATCAAAGGTGAAATCGAAATCTTCAGGCATAGTCCAGTCTCCGGTTTTTCACGGGTGCCAACCACCCGCCAACAAAAACACCCTAAACCCTAACACTTTATTGGTCAAGTAATAATTCTTATTATTTTATTGCTTTCTTGAACCGGGGTTCACTCGGCTTTGCCTCTGCATAAGGGATAGGCCAGTAACCCTTCAGCCTCAGCACCGCACTACCTCCTTGAAGGTAAAAGCCGCTGCGGAAACCCGCCTCCTTTTTCCACCGGCAGAGCTCGACCTTGTTATGTGTGGTCAACCCCGCAATAAGCTGCCCTTCAAGATAATCCTGCGCACGGTCACTGAGTTCTCGCCAAACTAAATCCATGATAGCTCCTACTGCCGCACGCGGCGATGGGGTGATTGCGGGCGGTCTGTAACCCGCATCCGGCCATACTCATCCCGGCCCGGCTCCCGGCCATACTCGTCAGTCATTCGGGTTTCACCGCGAACCGCACGGGCAATAGAGGCACTATACACCGCACCGGCCACAGCGTCAGCAAGGTCTTTGCTGCCCTTGACAGGGTGGTCTACCTTTTTCTTCTTGGCGTTATACTCAAGGTTAGATAGCTCAACCTTCAGCATCTCGTGATCCTGAAAGTCAATGCGATCTTGATACAGCGCGGCCTTCAGGGTGTCATAAGGCTCCGTGGTGGTGTCCACCGATATGTGCATTGACGGCACGCCAGCCTTACGCAGGAGCTGCATACTCTCGCGGCTCTGGAAGTTATCGTAGGTCACCACCGCGATGTTGATACCGTAGTGCGATTTCAAACTCATGATCCAGCGCCGCACTTCTGCAATATCCAACTCATGCGCGGTGCTGGGCTGAATTGTAATGCCCTGCTCCATAACATAGTGCGGCAAGTGCTCAATCACGTGGTCTGCATTAGTGACCTGTTTAAACCCAGCCACCTTGACAATGGCTAGTCCGCACCGATCACCTGATACGGACAAGTCCACATGCACATAACGAGGGGCACTCCTATCAGTGGGAAGGTTATCCTCAATGATCTGGGGCATCATGGCCACGCCCTCTTCACCATTGGAGAGATCAATATCCGCGTCGATCACCCAAGGCTTCATGCCCCGGTTTTTGCCGCGAGTGATGGCCGCAACGATCTTATGCCGCTGTGTGATGTACGGGCTGATAACGTCCGTGGCGATGCCGCACACGTCCCGCAGAGCACCCTCAGGGTCACGCAGGAAGTCCTGCTTGTATTCTATCGGCACCTCTTCCACACGGGCATTCAGGGGGTAGTGACGCCCGGCTTCCTCACCATCTTTAAGGATACGAGTGCCATACTCAACGCTGCCGACGAGGAGCCTGAATTTAACCCCGGAGTAATCCTCTGCTGGATGCACGTGGTACTGTGCGCGACGCATGACGAAGGTGTGCCGCTCCTCATCAATAGTGCCTCTGACATTCTCGTACTGCTGTATGCGGCGATCCATAAAATCGCCAAGGTATCTCACGGACGACAACACAGAGATCACTCCGGGGCTCGGGCCCTTGGTAATAAAGCGCGACTTCCGGCGACGAGTGATGTTGTTGTAGACGATCTGGGCTTGGTCAAACAATCCGCCTTGGCCACGAGCCCCTATAACCTGCTTACTCTCTGTGACCACCGACATAAAATTTACTTCGTCGAGGATGCCAGATACGATGGCCTGCCCCACGATATTATTGAGGGCCGCGAGAGCCGGAATGACCTGCACTCCATTACCCAGCACCAGTGAGGTATCCTTGTCCTTGTCCCACGAGACAAACCTCCTGACAAACGGAAGCTGGGTGAACATGCTGCGGAAGGGCTCATATATTACTCGCCGGGTCACACGCTCCTGCACCGATTGGAAGAAGAACATCAGCGGAGTATTACTGGAGAGCCGGGGCCAAAGCTTGACGGGTTTTGGAAAGCAACAAAGGGTATAGAGCTGATAAAGCTGCGTTATCTGGGCCTTGTGCGTTTTCCCTGTCCCCGTGGAGCCACCGTCAAACGTCTCAAATATATGGGTCTGCCCCGTCCATATATCCGGGTTCATCCCTCTCAAATCCTCCCGCAGCATCGGCCATACGTTGAAGTCTGGATCATGCCCGAGGAAATCTTTGCTCTCGATAAACTCATCGATGGTGACCGGCCATGACGACATGTTCATAATGGCAGTCACGTAGTGCGGATTATTCTCGTTAAACAACTGCAATGCTGCATGCTCAAACATCTTCAGAGCACGCGCATTGCCTGATGCCTGTGCAGCACGTACCAGCCTTTCGGTTTGCCTCTTTATCCGGTCAAGCTCTTCGGGGGTGAAGTCTTTAAAATTATACCCCATGCTAGAAGCCTGTCAGAGAAATATGCTTTTCCTCTACGGCCAGCATTTCATTATTTGGATCGTTAGGAGGTGCCTCCTCATCAGGTGCATCTGGATCACCGGTCAGCATCTGCAAGATCAGGTTTTGCACGAAGTTCAGATTGTCATCTTTCTGGGCAGGCGGAGCGGCAGCCGTCAAACGCTGGTTTTCCAAGAAGCCCGATTTCTCCATAACGGTAAAGATCGACCTCTCCATACTGGCAGCCGCCTGCAAGGCACGTAACTTGTGATAGTTGGTGGTGTTCTTATCAGAGCTGTACAGGATTTTAGCGGCCTGCGCCTGAAGCTCCCGAAACGTGGTGAGGCTGCGGCCAATGGAGCCAGTAAAGCTCATGTCCGTTGTCTCTTTTGCAAACTGCTCGCGCATCTTGTTGCGGTAATAATTCACTGTCTCTTCGCGCACGCGAAGGGCCTGTGCCATCTGCGCGGTACGCATGCCGCGAAGCTCAAGCGTGAACACAAGGCCCATCATCAACTCGGTGCGGGCCGCAGGACTGGCTGTCACACCGGGGAACATGCGTTCAAGCCAGTCATTGGCGGGCAGAGAGCCTGTCTTTATAATGCGGTCAGCCGTGGCGCTCACCGCGTCGCGGTTACCCATCATAGGTTTCTTGGACACTCGTGCAGATGGTGGCACCACGACAGTCTTCTTGCCGGGGCCACGCTGCCCACGAGTGCGTTCACGAGTTCTTTCCATACTGGCGCTTCCTGTCTAGAGTTGTGCCTGCTGAACCGGGGTTCAACTGCCTATCCCTACCTTCAAGCCATGTTACCGCACTACTTACGGGTTTTCAATGGCCCCGCGCTGCCCCTACCACACTCGCAGGAGGCGAATGTCTTCTTGGTAACGGAATGCACGGCCTGCCTACCTGTAAGCTGCTCCCACCTGCGGATAATGACGTCTACATATATGGGATCAAGTTCCATGATCCGGGCGATGCGTTCATTCTTTTCCGCTGCGATCAAGGTAGTTCCGCTGCCTCCAAAACTGTCGAGAACAATGTCTCCCTTGTCCGTATTATTAAGCATCTGATACTCGAAGAGAGCAACAGGCTTCATGGTGGGGTGCTCCCCGTTCCGGGAGGGCTTATCGAACTCAAGAATGGTGGTCTGCTTCCTGTTGCTAGACCATTTGTGAGATGCTCCGCTCTTCCACCCATATAGGCAAGGCTCGTGCTGCCAATGATAATCCTGTCTCCCGAGTATCATCGACTGCTTCTTCCAGATAACGCACTGCCGGACAACCCAGCCAGTGTCCTTACAAGCACCCCGGAAGTTATAACCCTCACTGTCCGCGTGCCAGATATAAAAAACCGCGCCCGGCCTCATCACGGCATCGGCAGCTACACAGGCGTCCCGCAGGAAGGCTCTGAACTTCTCGTCCGACATGTTGTCGTTCACGATCTTGAGGGCGTCTTTCGTCTTACCCTCATAGGCTACGTTATAAGGTGGATCGGTCAGCCACATATCTGCACGCTCCCTCCCCATCAGTGTGGCCACATCTGTGCATGAGGTGCTGTCACCACACATAAGCTTGTGCTCTCCCAGCTCCCATATATCCCCGGCACATGATACTGCGCGAGACTGAACCGCTGGCACGCTGTCCTCATCGGTCAGGTCTTCAGCAGCTGGCAGGAGGTCGCGGAGTTCAATCTCTGTGAAGCCAATGATACCCAAATCTGAGAAGTCAGGCATCAGCGCGGTCAACTCCTCCGAAAGAATGGTGTTATCCCAGCCCGCATTCAGGGCCAGCTTGTTGTCTGCGATCACAAGGGCTCTGCGCTGCACATCGGTAAGATGGTCGCACTTCCGAACAGGAAGCTCTCCAAGGTGCGCGTACCTCTTAGGGTCTTGTTCAAGCAGTCGCTTGGCCGCGAGCACCCGGCCATGTCCGGCGATAATCTCATTCTTCTTCCACACCAGCACAGGATTTACAAATCCAAACTCCGCGATAGAAGCCGCGATCTGCTCAATCTGCTTTTCGCTGTGAGTGCGGGAGTTCTTGGCATATGGAACCAGCTTATTGATACCCACAACACCATTCTCAATGACCGTTGGCTTTGACACCACACTGCAGATGCGCTCACGTTCTGTCATCTCAATTCTCCCCTTGGCCGGGCTGTACCCATGCCGTTACTTCATAAAACCCCAGCGATACCTTGCGTATCTTTTTAACCGTGCAGTTAATCGGTGCTTTATCCCCATCCGCGATTATCAGCACCATCTCTTCCGTGAATGCCTTGGCCTGCCGGTCAGTGGTGAAGACCACCGTGTTGCCTGCATATATGAAGGCATCATTGATGACATTGGCGTTTGATATAATCGGTATCATGGCAACTTCGGTCACTTAGGCCTCCATATCAGTCCGCTCGAGCGGAGCCAGATCAGCGCATTTCAGATAGACCGGCTGCGGCACATGCCGCATGGGGTCATGGGCAAGGCTCTCATAATAAAAGTTGTGCAGAAAGCCCAGCTTGAGAAAGCGATCCTGCCCGCATTTCAGAGAGTGGTACGCATAGAGCAAACGACCAGAGCGGCCATTGCCATCCGTGAAGGGGTGCAGTCTCTCATATGCCTGATGCAGATAGTAAGGGGTCATATCCTTGGGGGATGCATTGATCACTCCCAGCAACTCTTCCAACGCATAGACCACCTGCATACCGCCCACCGGGGGCATATGGTTACCTACGCGAACATTCATCCCCGCCTGACTGCGCACACGTGCTCCCGGCTGAAAATGGGTAACTACCTCGCACAAATCATCGACAGTCAGATACTTCTTCTCGAGGAAGGCCTGCGCCACCTCTAAATCTCGGGCACTGGGCGTGCCAAAGATGCCCTCGATCATGTTGCTGTCTTGGATAAACTTATGCAGGTAATGGGTGTCGTACCGCTCTATGGTGCTGCTCATCGTGCTGCTCCTCGTTAGTTGGATATTACATAGGGCGGGCTGTTTAAACAAGCCCGTTATTTGAACCGAGGTTCAATCTCCAAAAGAAACTCCCCTCTGCATGCCCAACACAGAGGGGAGAGTTGACACGACCATTGAGCCTGTGCTCGGGGCCGCGCTAACAGCTTATACCGCTGCCTTAGCCAGTGCGATCTGCTCTTCAAAAGAAAGCTCACGCAGCAGAGGCTTTGAGTAAAGAGGATGGGTGTCCACATACTCAAGCAGGCCACCGCCGTTTGAATGATGGGTATAACCCACCACTACCTGCTTCTCGCCGTCGCCAAAGTCAGCAAAGGCAGTCACTACGTATTTGTGACCGTCAAAGCTGGGGGAGGTTTTATGGTCAGACGGAAAAGGCGGGAAGTCGCCAGTCAGCTCGACCTTTTCAACATGCTCTTCGCCAGTAGCAGGATCAACCTTAGTGACTTCGGCCGTAGCCGCATCAGCCGTAGCTACCTGCTCAACAGGATCAACACTGGCAGCCGGGTCAGCCACGGGAGCGGCCGTAGCCGCATCAGCCGTAGCTACCTGCTCAACAGGATCAACACTGGCAGCCGGGTCAGCCACGGGAGCGGCCTCAGGCTCTACAGTAGGGGTTTCCGCAGCGGGGTCAACAGCGGGATCGGCAGCAGATGCGGCTTCCGGCACCGGTGCATAGGTTTCAGGCTTAACGGCGTCTTCTACCACCTTGGTACTCGAATCTTCTTTAGCGGCAGCCGCTTCTACCTCGGCTTTACGAGCTTCTTCATCTTGAAGAATCTTCTCGTTACTCTTTCCAAGTCCAAACATATCCACACTCCCTTAGTTGGTTGATACATAGCCAAAACGGCCTACTGTGGCTATCCTTGTAATACAAAATCATACGCTATACTAGACGAAGAATTAGATCACCAACATTCTCATGAGGTCAGCCGCAGAGTGGCGGAGTACATAACCAAAGTAGATTGTCGTACCTCCGTCAGTGTACGGCAGTAGGAACATCCTATTTCCGACGACGGCAGTTCCGCCCAAAGCACCTTGGTTTGTATTGGTTGCCACCGGAAGAAGCCTGTTGTAATCAACATCAAATCGGAAGATGCGTCCCGTAGCTTCCTTGTTGATATAGATGGCACCGGCTATATCGACAGCACTTGATCCGGTGGTGAACGTTTCCATCTTCCCGCCGTAGGAAACGCCTGATACCCACGTGTCTGCGGCAATATCGTAAACGTCTAGCGTCGAAGTCGCGCCACCTCTGAAACTGTAGATATACCGGCCGTTCTGTTTGAAGATTGTACCGGAATGGTGGTTGGGAGCGGTCTCCAATTCGTTCCATGCGGCTACACTATCAATCCAGTTTGCCGACAGCCCCGCACCCGGAGCGCCAGACCGTGCCGCTGTAGGAGATAGTACAGTCCAAGCGTTGCCAGAAACGCTGAACCTGTACATCGTGACGGCGTTGTTTCCGAGCAGATACAGGTAGTCGTCGTTACCCTCGATGCTGTAGGTGCTGGTAGCGTCCGGCGTCACTGTCCAAGCTGAGGATACCGTGAGAACGGTAGAGGTGTTGCTGGCAATCGTTCTGATCTGCCCTTTGCCCGTACCTCCCGTGATGCGGACTTGGTAGTTAGCCCACATATTCGTTGCCCAAGACTTCGCGTCATTCGTAAGCGTAGTTGAGGCACCTGCGGTTGCTGTACCCGATGCGAAAGTCGCGGCACTCCCTAACGTACTCACTAAGGCACCGTCAGTGCCGAATGACGTAGGAATGTTTGTGACAGACCGGGCGGTCCAAGAGTTAGTCGCTACGTCGTAAACAGAGAATCCAACGGTTCCAGCGCCGGGGCAGAAAAACCATACAGACCCAGAGTAAACCTGAAACTGCGTGGTAGCGTCGAAAGCTACAGAGCTTGCTGGCGTGACAGTAATGACCGAGTTGGCCCCCAACGTATTGCTAGCGACTGTACCTTCGTAGCCTACGCCGGTTCCGGCTACGACACGAACCCTCTGCCCGGGCATCTGCCGGACTATGGTTCGGTTCGTCGTGATCGTCGTCGTCGTTCCTGCCGTGGCAGTCTGGGTGAACACCCCACCCATAGCGCCCAAACCTCTGTACTCTCCGCAGGCTCCGGCTCCAAACGTACCGGAAATTCCGGACGCAGGAAGTTGCTGCCACCCGTCTTCCGCTCCCTCGTAAAGATAAGTCAGGGTGGCGCTTACAATAAGATACGCGCGTGACCCGTTATTAAGGTCGTGTTTGTCAGACACTACAAATGCCCCCGTAGCCGTAGATGCCGGGGATGAAGTGCAGCTCTCCCATGCCTTGCGGTGAAGTAGTTTTCTTAAGTTCACTGTAGTCGTCATCATGTCACCGTAATGTTGGAGTAAATGTGCTGGCACCCCGCCAGATTAACGTTATCCCCCGAAGAGTATTTGGAGCCTAGTCCGCTGATGCTTGTAACGGTGGTCACCCAGGGCAAAGTTCCGCCTTCAATGCTTACCGCAGCTTGATCGTTGGCCGTAACGCGCGGCATTTTCTCAAGAACAGCGGCGAGAAGAACCGTCAAGGTATCGGTTAGCCCACGGATGTCGGTTTGCAAGTCTCGAATGGACTGCGAGGTCGAGTCCAGTGCAATGTCACCAAGCGCGTTCTGTAAAGGCATAGCTATACTCCGTCATGATACTTAATCTGAAGATTACCGCCAGATATATCAAACCACACATAAGGCCCCGGATGCACCGGTTCAGTATCTTGTACAAAAACCGGTTCACCTACCATACTGCCGCCGCTTGCTACCGCTGTATCTACGTATGCTTTAGTAGCAGCATGATGAGACAGCGTTGGGGCGGGAAGGTTTATCGGCCTCGCCGCGTCCTTGAAGTCAAGGTCAGAAAGTATCTCTTTAGCCATTAGCCGATTACCACGACGTTATACTGGTTAGTAGTAGGAGCCGAAGCAAAGGTCAGGCGCACCGCGTTAGTAGACGTGCGCTCTACATCACATAGCACAGTGTCATAGTTACCGCCATTACGATAGACCTCTACGGCCACATCACGCATACCGAAGTTATGCGTAACAGTAAACTGAGTGGCGGAGCCATCACCAATATTCTGCGATAATTTGCGCTTGCGGCCTGCATAAGTGGCCAACTTAAGAGGCGTCACAATCCGGGCGTCGTCCGATCCAGTATCAGTCTCGGCTTGCGTAGCGATTTCTGCCACACCGGCCACGGTTTCACTCGCAGAAGGTGCGGCGGTACCAAACGACGCGAAGACTACGTTACCGCTATCGAGTGTAAAGTTTACTTGGGTCTGACGAAAAGTAGCTCCAGCGTCGGTACCTTCCTCCACTGTCAAGATCGCCTGCTCAAGCTCAGCCGACGTACTGGCGTCAAGAGCGCGTGTCATTGGCGTAGCAGCGCCATTCCAAATATAAATACCGTTCTGCAACTGAGTGCTTTGCGCACGGACAAGCACCCGATCGTTTGTAGCCATGGTTACGCCGTCAATAGTCGAACCCGGAGAAGACAGGTTAATATTTCCCTGAGTAGAGGCGCGTGCGCTATCTTTCCAAGCAAGACCCTCTACCGCACTATCAACGTATCCTTTTGTGGCCGCATCCTGAGCCGAAGTAGGGTTAGGCAGATTAGTGATTTTGGCGGCATTATTAAAATCTAAATCAGTGAGGATATTCTTAGACATTGAAAAGCTCCTTTTCCTACACTACTCGTGCGCTGCCAGCCGTAGCGATAACAAAACTGGCTACCACTTGGTTAAGGCTAGTATGAACTATTTGTCCCTCTATATCAAGCCCTCCTATAGAGAGCAAGGTGACGATAGGCCGGTATCCCAAGTTATGATTTATAGTCCAGCTTGTCGCGGGGCTACTAAACGTGAAATTCGCACCGGTTTCTCCCGGTTCGCCTTTCTCACCCTTAGGCCCAGCATCTATGACCTCTACAACCTCGAAGGTAGTCTGGATATGCTCAATGATTTCCTGACTACTCATTTCGTCACCGAGGAAACTACGTTTATTTTACCGCGCAGTATTTGGGTCGCTTGACTAGGCTCTCCGGGTGGCACTAGTTCGAGGTCATAGAAATACGTGCCGCTTAGGGTATCGGTATCGGCAGAGGATAAATTGAACATGACTTTTCCGTCTAGGCCGGTAATTTCAAGCCGACCATTCCCGTTAGTACACTCAAACGCCGCCGAAGCGTCAGTTATCTTTCTCTTGAAAAAAGCGCGAGCTGTATAGCCGGTTAAATCCTTGGTCGTGCCGTCCGAGTTTTTCCAGCGGATACCATTCGTGTTAAACACAGAACCTTGGTAAATTGTGTAATCTTTAGAAACCGGTGTCATATACGCCTCCGCTGTGTCGTACTGTACGCCTTATTTTTATACCATAAGACCAACCCCGCGCATATTGGCTTATTGACGGTCTATTCTCAGTCCAGCCAAAGCGGTATCCTCCGTTAATAGGGTCAGTATAGCTTCGGTTAGTGGACTTTGCCACCCATATTTTTATGGCGTTCTTCATCAGTAACCGGCATGACACAAGCATCTGTTATCTCAGGGTGCATGGCCGCGAGTTTCATCAGGTTACCGCCCTGCGGATCATTCGTCCAGCCCAGCAGGTAATTCGGCACGCGGTTATAGGTACACATCACCTTGAAGTTCTGGCCTGTGTAGCCGGTCTTGAAGTTGCGGCCAAACGCCTTGCGGTCTTTGCGAGCCTTGGCCACGGCCATACGCCTGTCATGCCTGTTCATTTACGCAGCTCCTCTTCAATTTTGAACCCCGGTTCATTCCTGTGCTTAAAGCACACGGCCTCAATAAGCGCAGCCTGTGCCCGTTGCAGGTGCTGTGTCATGCGGTAGCACCCTTCCGCCTCAATGGCACAATTCACAGCGTCCTCAGGAAACGTCTCGCGCCACTCTTCAGCCCGCCGCCGGAGTACCTTGTGGTTATTGCGGTATACCTCAAGCTCCCGCATGACCTGCTTCAACACGCCGATCAATTGCACGAGCTCCGCAGGTTCTTCAAGGCAGTGAATACCTCCTGCAATGTCATGACCTGCCCGTGCTTGCGATTGGGCAGCACACCTCGAAACACATTAAGGCCCTCGATCATCTTGTCCAGCAGCTCCTGCGATATGGTGACGCTCTTATCGCTTCCGGTACAGACATGCGGAGTGCCGTGTTGGGGGCAGCCCTCATCTTCACATAATGCTTCAACCATAGTTCTTCCTTTCTGAAAGAGTGAGCCCGGCTAGGGGCAGGGGTTTGAACCCCGCATCTACCAGCTAGTCAGCCTCCCCAAGAGGTGATGCCAGTCGTGTTATCCTTACACCACCCATAGCCAGACTGGTAACCGGCTTCCACCGGCCACATAGGCAAGGGCACTTATATATAAGCCCCCGCCTAATAAGAAACCTTTAACCGAGAGGGGCAATTCTCCCCCACCTTACCGCCTATCATCTTCCCTAACATCGGAATGGTTACCGATAGAAAAGGCAACGGGTCTATGCGGTATGTGCTCTGTTACACCACTCGGTGCTGCGATACCAACCTTTCAGCGGCATACTCCCATGTAGAGGCGCAGCTCCCTACCGGGCCAGCTCAACAGGTATCACACCTGTCTTTCGGCTACTGGAGCCGTCCTTTTGCAAGCAGAAACATGTTTTACCCTTGGGATCGGGCGCTAGGCATACTAGTTGGCACGCCGTTCAACCTAGCCGCTTCGCCTCTGTCACGGGCCTCAGGGCGATCAACTCCCTACTCCCGCTAAGAAGGTGCCACGTCTCGTACAACTGACTACCCGTCAGCAGGCTCTATTCCAGTTCCCTTACAGTGCGGGCATTTCTCCCAGACGCCTTTATAGTTAACCTCAAAGTTCTCTGCCCCTCCGCACGTCTTGCAAGGTGACACATCCGCACCCGGAGCGTCCTTACAGGTGGGGCATTTATCACAAGGTGGATGGTAACAGACTGGGCACAGCTTCTCTTCATCCGGCTGATTTGGCGCGAGCACTTTATCGGCCTCCCGCAGGGCCTTGCTGTGCTTCAGTGCATTGTCCTTGTCACCAAACTGGACGTGCAGGGACATAAGTTCAGCCTGTGCAAGCCGGAGAGCAGTCTCAAGCTTCTCTCCCCGCTCGGCTTCTATGACATGGTGAATGGCCTGCAAGTTTTCTTCAATCTTGGCATACCGGTCAACCGCAATGCAGGTGCTGATCCCGTCCCACGTGAAATACACGGCCACGCCAGCATCTTTGGGGGAAGGCGTAGTGAGGCTGTAATTACTGCTAATCGTCAGCTCACTCACCTGCTTGCCGCTGTCCTTGCTGAAGGCGGCAATGCTAGCCTGCACGTTCTTAAGCGCCCCGCTTACGCTGGTTTTGAATTGGCTCTTTATCACGCTCCGGGTGCGCGGATAATTCGGGGGCCAATGCAACGGGTATGCGGTCGGTATCTGTGCCATTCTGCTCTCCTATAGCTGCGCCAATAACTTCGGCCACAGGCGGTTATAAAACTCTGTGAATTGCTGGTGCGGTGACCTGCACACAAGCTCTGATATATCGTAAGGGTCGTCGCAATACGGTGAAAGCCACTCGAATAGCTGGCACTCGTGTATAAGGTCATCCCCACGCAAACGTAGCTCATCCCACATATTACGAGCCTGTTCAGTATCTAAATGCCCTTCTTTGCGCCATTGAATAATCTTCTTTTGGGCGTGTGCGATAGTAGCTTCAGGGTCAAATACCTTATACCCGCCTGCTAATATCTTCCCACCAAAGTAATCCCGGTCGAGTGACTTTAGAAAACTGCGCCAATTCTCACCGGGGCTTGACCAATAGTGCCCACCGTCAACAAAGCTCCCCACCATGGAAAAGGTGAAGCCATTGCCCCGGCGATCCAGCTCAATGAACATGGTCACCCATTCGCCTTTGTCCTTCACAAAGAAGGCCAGCTTACGAAGGCCCAGCCATTGCCGGATACGGTCTTTGAGTATCATTTTACGTGCCCTACCTTTCTAGCCGTTGGACAATGCTCACACTTCTCAAGGTCAACATACTCATAGCAAGGGTGCCCTTTCCTCCCCAATGATTGTTTCACCGGGCCAGCTCTGCCACCGCGAAGCCATGCTGTCCACCACAGACTGCGGAACCTCATGCACGCTTCCAAAATTACCCCGCAGGGCGATCACCCGGAAAGACGCACTGTTACGGCGGGCAATATCCACATAGTTCGCCAGCTCCCACTGCATGACAAACGTGTTGGACACAATCACGCTCTTCTTCGCCTCACTGAGGGCTTTATAGGTAGCCTCTTGGCACTTCTGGTGACACTCAGGCAGGCGCTTGTAGTCAAACCGGTATAAACCACTGGCCGGATCAATCATCCACTGATCGGCCTCATAGTGTACGTACTTGCCACCCGTCTCACGGATAATTTCATTGGCAAGTGTGGTCTTACCACTTCCGGGCAAGCCGCGCAGGCAGACAACCTCAAGCATCAGTATCACTCCTCATACTTCATATTCACGCCACGCAAAGCAAAAGCAGCGGGCTTGCCTTCCTGCTTATCGTACTCTGCTGAAATACTTGTGAGTGCTACCCCGTACTTCCATACGATGATACTCAGAAAATCTCGCACTTCCATCAATAGCTCAGCCTTATCAATAGGGGTAGCAGACGCCATATCAGCCTCCAATGATGGTAAGGACAACACCTGTCTTGTTGAACACCTCAGAACATAGCCGCTGCGCAGCTTCAAAGGTCGCAAAACGCTTCCAGCGGTCACGGCCCTTAGGCGTATAGCCGACATGCACTTTGAACATCATGCAGCCTCCGCTTTAATCTTGGCATTAAGCCGCTCAAGGTAGTCCAAGATGGGCACCGCCTCATACTTGTCCTTGTTCACACGCTCCGCCACGCGGGCAGAGAAGGTTTCCATGATTGCTTGGCCATCGGCCTTGCGCACAATCACAAAACTTGCATCACGGCGCATAACGACCTACTCCCCGCTGAAATCTTTTGAAGCCTGCCTGTAAAGTTTTTCAATTACACGCCGACAGTCGGTAAGGAAGTCAAGCCGATCCAATGCCGGATAGTTCTCAAATCCTTCCACGATCTTCACCGTGGTTTCGGTTGCTTTATCAGGTGTCCATGTAAAAGTAAGGTCTGCTTTAGCCATTGTACGTCTCCAGTTAGTTTCCAACCTCTGCACCCTAGCCTATAACATTTTATTTGTCAAGTGCCATTCGTGCATCTTTTTTGAACCCCGGTTCACTTGAAGTCCGCAGGCAGCTCAATGGTCACAGTCGCCAGCAAGCTCTTGCCCTGTGTGACGGTAACACCGGGCGGAAGTTTATCCAGCCTGCACCACGTGGCATACTCACCGCCGCGAAGCTGGAAGTACATCCTGTTGAGCATCGCAGGGAACATATCCGCGTTGTACCACTTGTGGTCTTGCGGGCGCATGGTGCAGTCCGCCCGGCTCACATTCTTTTTCCAGTTGAAGGCTTTGACGATCACGATCAGAAGGGGCTTTCCGGCCACGCATGGCACCATAGGCCAGCTTTTTTGCGTGCATCATGGCGACACTGGCCAAAATCTTGCCACTCGCATAATGCACCACTGCGGGAGTTTCCTGCGGAAGCCGGTCATAGCGATATTGCAAAACCAGCTTTACCCGGTGCCCGTCAATCATGGTAAAAAACGGCTCACCCTCAGCCAGCACATTGTGCGGAGTGGCTTGCGCATAGTATTCAATCATCAGTATGCCTCCCTCATCAAGCGCATCGCATAGGTATCATTAACGATGCTATCAACCTCTTCAGAGAAGGCCCGCACAAGTGCGGACGTTTCGGTAATATCTGACATTGATAGCGTCTTATCCACCATGCCCAACACGTTACGGCCCTCACTCTGGTACTCGGCCTGTAGCTCAGCCTTCCCCGTCTCACGGTCAAATAGCAAGTAAGCAATAGCCTCTTTTATCCCTACATATGTCACGTAAATCTTTTTAGCGGAGCCATACTTCAGCATGTCCTTGGTATCCCAGCCGTGGCTCTCCAAAGAACGGGCCACCAAAACATTAAGGGGGCAATCTGTCAGGCTCACCATGGTCAGCCTCACATGCGGGTAGCGAAGCCAGTGGCTTCAGTGAAAAGCGGGGAACGAGGTATAAGCACCTAATAGGTAGACTACCACAAGTGCGTAGATCATTCTCTGCCTCCTTTTATACAGGCAAAATAAAACATCAGCGCCTCATTCGGGTTTCGGTCTTCATAGATGGTTTTCCATCTCAAAAACCCCTTACGCTGTACTAGGTAACTAAAGCCGCCTAATGTGTTCTTCCTATCGATCCGGTATCTAGTCATGCTATATCTCCTCCTTCATCTTCAATACCAAACTGTGGTGGTTCGCACCCTTGCGGCTCTTCCTGAGTTTGAGGCCATATAGAGGAGCGCATACCTAGTATACGCGCCCTAAACTCCATAGCCTCCGCCCTCTTATACCGGGGCAGTGTGTTATCATTCTCTATCTCACCCAAAAGCTGAGAAGCCGCTATCAGGTGACTATCTATGGAGATATACTTATCTGTGCTCATTATACTGTCCACTCCACTCGTGCTGCAGTCCACGCATATAAGTTGGTGGGAAATCATGGCTTTCCATAGAGGCTATGCATCTATTAATTTTACGAACAGCTTTCTTGTGT